TGGTGAAATTTCTTATGACCATTCTGGCGAGTGGATGAAACCACAGACATTAGAAAAAGCCCTTGCAGAATACATGAAGAAATACCGTGTAGGTAAGACAAATCACGCGGGCGATAAATCTGCTGAGACAGTGTTTGCTTTCCCTATTACAAAAGAGATTTCCACAGCACTTGGTATTCAGTCTGGCAGGGAGGGGGCTATTGTTGGCCAATATATTCCTGATGATAACGACTGGAAAGACGTGAAAAGTGGAAAATACCCTGCTTTCTCTATTGGAGGTAGGGCAGTGGGTGGAAACCCAAGACTGAGAGGATAGAATGACCGAAACATATGAGCTAACTGAGCTTGAGCTTCTTGAAATTAGCAGGGTTGGTGCTGGTGATGATCCTCTCGCTAAAGTAGCCCTCCTTAAAAACAAAGAGGAATCAGACGTGACTGAAGAAAATAGTGAAGAGCTAGAAAAGGGGGTAAAGATTGAAATCGAAGTCCACACCCCAGATGAAGAACTTGCTCTAGAACAACTTGATATGCAGCAAGAAGCACAAGACGGCATGACACAAAAGACTCGTAAAAGCTATAAAGCAGAGGCAGAAGCTCTAGCAGAAGCTAATGAAGCCCTTATGGAAGAGCTAGACACCTTTAAGGCTAAGGTGGAAGTCCTTGAGAAGGCCCTTCAAGATAAAGCTGATGTAGAGAAAGCTAAGCCTGAAGAAATGCTTGAGTTTGATGGTGAGATGATTGCTAAAAGTGCAATTCCTGCACCCATCCTAAAGAAGCTTGAAGAAGACAAAGCTGCTCTAGAGGAAATCAAAAAGGTCCGCGAAAAGGAAGCCCTTGAAAAGCGTGCCGAAGAAATCCTTCCAAATACCATTGGCACTGTAGAGAAGAAAGCAAAAATGCTTAAGGCTCTCGAAGGTGACGAAGAAATGCTGGAAATGCTACGCGCTATTGATGCAGCTTTCGCAAGTCATTTTGAAGAGGTTGGTAAGGGGAAAGCTGTAGAGTTTGAATCTCCTCAAGACGAACTTGACTCCATGATTAAAGCCTACATGGACGAGCATAACGTTGAAAAGGCTAAAGCAACGGTTGAAGTCACCAAATCTGGGGCAGGCCGTGAACTACTTCTAAAAACCCAGAAAAAGGAAACTAAATAATGTATTCTGATATTCAATGCAAAGACTACATCGCCGCTGCTGACCTTTCAGCCCTGCAATACACTTTTGTTGCTCTTAATGCCACTGGTGGCCTTGTTGCTGCAACTGCCAACGCTGCTGCTATTGGTGTTCTAATCAATGCCCCAACTTCGGGTCAAGCCGCCACTGTAGCTGTTGCAGGTCGCCCCCAAGTGTATGCTTCGGCAGCTATCACCGCTGGTGCTGAGATTGCTGTAGCCACTGGTGGTAAAGCCAAGACCGCCGCAAGCACTAACGTCATTGTTGGTCGTGCAATCACCGCTGCTTCTGCTGCTAACACTTTCGTTACTGTAGAGCTTCTTCCCATCGCCCAATCGGTAAAAGCATAAGGATAGACTGACATGGCTTTTAACTCAACTCCTCAGGCTGTTCATGTTGATGAATACCTCACTAACTACGCCATTAACTACGCAACGGAACAAAACTTCCTTGCTGATAAGGTATTCCCTGTAGTTAACGTAGAAAAGCAAAGTGACAAATACTACGTCTTCGATGCTGAAAACGAAAACCGTGAGTTCAGCAATCTGGTGAAGAAGGCTTCGGCCCGCACTCTCCCCAACATGTTTGAAGTCACCCAATCGAGTGACAGCTACTTTGCTGAACACTACTGGGCAGGTTTTGACATTGATGTGTTCACCGCTGCTAACGAAGACATGGCCCTCCGCACTCGTGAGCGTAAGGCTAAACTTCTGATGGACAACCTGATGAAGTATCGTGACCGCGATTTCATCTCTACTTTCATGACTACAGGTGTTTGGGGCAGTGATCTTGCTGGCACCACCAACTTCACCAAATGGTCGGATAGTGCTTCAACTCCTCTTGATGATGTTCAAACTTGGAAAGATGCCTTTGAGATTCGTAACTACGGTGAGAAAGTAAACACTGTTGTAATCACCAAAGACATTAAGCGTCACCTTCTGAAGAACGCTCAAATCCTTGGCCGTATCAATGGTGGGGCTACTGTTGCTTCTCCTGCTCTAGTGAACGACTCGATCATCTCTGCTCTCTTTGAAGTTGATCGTGTTATCTGGGCTGACGCAGTTAGCAACAAGAAGGAATATGGCGAGACTGCTGCCCCTGCTCGTATGCTCTCGAACCAAATCCTGATGTGCTACACCGCACCCAATGCTGGTATGGACACCAAGACTGCTGGTCAAATCTTCGCTTACAACGCTGTTCCCGGCTTCACTTGGGGTATTACCATGGAGTCGTTCGATACTGACGAACAACGTAAGCGTGGTATTGCTGAAGAAGTTCAAGGCAAGATGGCTTATGACATGAAAGTCACTGGCGCTTCGCTCGGCACTTACATTTCGGCTGTTGTCTAACTTCTCTTGGGGCTGCTTTCAGGTGGCCCCTTCCTCCTACCCGACATAGGAAAACTAAAGATGATTTCATTTGAATTTCAGAAAGATTGGCCGATTTTCGTCCGTAGTCGCTATGACAAAGTGATCTATAAGGGCAAAGAGTTTGAATACCAAGACCATATCCCTTGGAAAGAGATGAATATTCCAGAGGAAGTGGTCAAGGCTTGGTTCCTTGCTGACCTTGTGTATCACGACACTGATCTAGAGAAAGAAACCAAGGTTGGTGATCGACTCAGTGAGTTTGATGGCAGCGACCTAAAGAAAATTGTTGATAGTCTAAACACTATTCTTAAGCAACGAACTAATTCCACCAACGAGTTTAATTCTAAACGGTGTAGGCAATCAACCATTGATGATAAGCAACGTGGTCTTATCCGCTCATGGCTTCGGTCTAATCGTTGGGCAGAAGACGACTTCTTTGCAATTCGAGATAAACTTCTAGGCGAGTAACAAGAGGAAACCCAGATGGCTTTTACCTATGACCCTACAGACCTAGATACAAGCACTACATCTGGGAAACTAAACACTGTTCGCCTTCTTGTTGGTGATACAGACAGCAATGATCCACAAGTTCAAGACGATGAAATTTCCTTTGCCCTTAGCGAACACACAAACATCTATAGCGCCGCTGCTTTTGTCTGTAGGTTCATTGCTGCTAAATATGCTAGGTTAGTTACTACACAACTAGATGGTGCCCTACAAGCCGACTATAGCGACTTACAGAAGCAGTATATAACACTAGAAGCTTCTCTAAAGGCCCTTGCTAAAACTGATGATGGTAACACTCTGGGGGTTGTTGCAGGTGGTATCTCTCTTGCTGATATGGCTCTTGTAGAAATTAATGCAGACCGTAACCCCCCTGCTTTCAAGGTTGGGCAGTTTGATAACCTAAATGGAACCACTGATGATTATTGGGGGCAATAATGTTCTCTCCATACTCATTAAATATGCTCCTTAATCAGCACGGCAAGACTATTACGCTAACCAAGCAAACCTTTGGTAACTACAACCCTGTAATTGGTTCTGTAGAAACTACCACAGCTACTTATTCAATTAAGGGCTATTTCTTCGACTATGTAGATAATATGGTTGATGGTGATAGTGTTCAACGTGGTGATCGTAGGGTTGTTCTAAAGAATATACAAACAAATGGTAGTGCTACACCACTTCCTGATAGTGATGATTTAGTTACAGATGGAACAACTACAATGAAGGTTGTCAAGGCTTCTGTGATGGAATCCCAAGGGAATGTTCTGTGCTACCTACTACAAGTGAGAACCTAACATGGCCTATCAAGGACGGGCTACAGGTGTTGGCTTAAGTAGTATTATCAGGAAGATTGAGGATCAACTAGAAGAAGTTCCTAAAGTCTTCTTAAAGAAGGTGGCAGAGCATATTGTCAATGTAAGCCCTGTCTGGTCTGGTGAATATGTAATGGCGCATACACTGGGGAATAGGTCTGCTGGTGGTCAGTTTACAAAGCTAGAGCAGGGTGGTTGGTCCGTAAAAGAACGAAGACCTGCTGAACCTTATAAGAGTGCTGCCTTATTAAACTTGACAACAGCTATTGATGCTTTACCTGTTGGATTTACACAAGCAGCCATTTCAAACTATAGCCCTCATGCACAGATTGTTGAGTATGGTAGTAGTTCCTTTGATGTAAATCCTGCTAGAGAAGGTCACTTCGTATTTAGTAGTGCAAGAGCAGAAGCAAACAGATTTCTACAAGAAGCAATTTCTGAGGTAAAAAGCAGATGATTTATGATGATATTCGTGCTGCTTTAGAAAGCCATTTGCAAGGGGTAGTTGGGCTTCCTGCTATTGCTTACCAGAACCTTTCCTTCACTGAAACTACAAATACTTCCTATATCAAAGCCACCCTTGTCCCTACATCTCGTAGACCCGCTGTAGTAGGGACAAACCCACAACAAAGATACAATGGACTCTTCTCCATCTTGATTTGCACACCTGCTGATAGGGGAAGTAGTGCAGGTTATAGATACGCAGACATTGCTTGTAAGGCTTTTGATGCAACTACAGACCTATTTCATGGAAGCCTAGTTATCAGCCTTGATTATGCTGAAGTGGGTGCTTCCTACTATGACTCAACTTTCTACTGCACACCAGTCACAGTAGGCTGGCACACTTACTACAAGGAGACTTAATATGGCTTTCGCACAAGGTTCGCGTAGCGGACTTTCATATGTAGCAGAGACTACTTTCGGTGTCACTCCCGGAACACCCGCCCTCATTCAACTACCAATCAACACACACTCCCTTAACCTCACTAAAGACAGGCTTGCAGGGAATGAAATTCAACCAGACCGCATGAACCGTGTCTCTCGTCATGGGAACCGTCAAGTAGGTGGTGATATTGCTGTAGACCTTCGTAAAGGCGACTTTGACGCTTTCCTAGAGGGTGCCTTCTTTAATGACTTCTCCACCGATGTTCTTAAGGTAGGAACTACACTTAAAAGTTTCTCTATTGAAGATGCTGCACTAGACATTAGCCAATATCGACTGTTTACTGGTTGTGCCGTTAGCACTGCTGCCTTCAGCATCAAACCAAACCAAATGGTCACTACCACCTTTACTATGGTGGGTAAGGACATGTCGGTTAGTGGCACTTCGGTAGACCCAACCAAAACTGCATCAAGCACTAACGCACCTTTTGATGCTTATTCAGGTAGCCTAACCCTTGGTAACGCTGGTGGTTCTCTCTCAAGTGTTGCTACCATTACGGGTATTGACTTCACCCTGAACAATAACCTTGCCCCCACATTTGTTGTTGGCTCTAGTTCAACCCCACAACTTGAGTTTGGCCGTGCAACTGTGGAAGGCACCATCTCTGCCTACTTTGAAGACCTTTCTCTTTACAACCGTTTCCTTAACGAAGTAGAGACTGCTTTTGAAGTGTCTGTAGATGACCCTACTGGTTCTAACGCTTACACCTTCCTATTCCCACGAGTTAAATTCAATACTGGTGATATTCCTCTTGATGGGGAAACCTCTCGGACAGTAAGCATTTCCTTTGAGGCTCTTTATGACGCCACCGAAGGAACTAACATCAAACTCACCCGTTCGTAATTCTTAGGGAAACCTGAGAAGGGCTGTAGGCTTTGTCGGGGAGTTTGCAGCCCATTTATCTTTTCTCCCGACTATACTAAAGGAACCCCGACAATGGCAATCAAGAAAACTCAAGGTTTTGACCTTAACGATCTAAAACCAACCTCTGATACTATTGTGGTAGATCTTAAGCATCCAATCACTGACGAACCTCTCCTTATGGATAGTGGTTCACCAATGAATATTACGGTGATGGCCCCCTATTCGGCAGGCTATAAAAAGGTCTTTCACGACCAAGCCAATAAACGCATTCAACGTAATGCTAAGAAAGCCAAGGAAATCACTTATGAAGATATTGAGGAAGGTTCGCTAGACCTTCTCTCTCGGACTACAGTTGAATGGTCTTTGCAACTTGGTGGTTCTTCTCTTGCATTCTCGCAAGCAAAAGCCAAAGAAATCTATTCTGACTTCTTCTGGATTAAAGACCAAGTGCTAGAGGCCCAAGGTGATCTAGCAAATTTTATGAAAAGCTAAGTGACCAGTTAAAGAAGTATGCTGAGTGGGACTTCAAATTAAGTAAACCTGACAAAGATGGTATTCCACAAAGGGATCATTTGAAGCAGGTAGAAAAGCAAATGGGTAAGACCCCTCTTGCTCTTGTCCCACCAGTAGACTTCCCAGAAGATATTGGTCATGTGTGGCTTACCTTCCTTGAACTTTCTTCCTGTAGGAGAGATGGTCCTATCACCTACACAGATATTAAAGATTACTTTGAGGTTACAGGTGACTACTTAAATCCAAGAGAGGTTAGAGTGGTTATGGACCTAGACAAGATTTACATGAGGGTGGCGAATGACTGATCTAGCACAAATTGGTATTGGCGTAGACGCCTCTCAAATTAAAACTGCTAAACAAGAACTACAATCCTTGGGTTCTGCCTTTAATAGTGCAGAGCGTAGTGCTGGTGTCTTCACGCAAACATTCGACAGGGCCTTCAAAACTGCACAGCGTGACATTCAATATATGAGGCAGAGTGCTAGGGCCTTTCAAGAGATTGTGGGCAAGGCTACCAGTCTTCAGCAAGCATACAAGAGTGCAAGTGCTTCTGCTGATGTATTTGTAGAACAACTCCGTAAGCAAGAGGCTCAAGCATCAAGAACTGCGGCTGCTAACCAAAAGATTATCAACAGCCTTCTTGGTGTTTCTGGGAAATCGGCATCTTCTTCTGGTGCAGGTTTTGGTGCTCTTGATGCTGAGATGACTCGTCTCGAGACTAAGTTTAACTCGGTTAAGACAGCTTCAATGCTATATGCTAAAGAGCTTGCTGACCTTAATGCTGCACAAGCAAATGGTATCGCAATCACTGGTGGTTATGATACTGCCCTTGAAAAGTTAAACCTAGAGTATCAGCAATTTCAGAATAATCAAGCGGGTTTTGGTAATAGATTTACCCAAAGTATTCAAGCACAGACTAAAGGTCTGAACCGTATGGGGATGGCCTACCAACAACTAGGCTATCAGGCGGGTGACTTCCTTGTGCAGGTTCAATCTGGCACTAACTGGATGGTTGCCTTTGGTCAGCAAGCCACTCAGGCTGTTGCTGTTTTGCCTATGTTTGCTGGTGCCCTTGGTATGTCAGCGACCACACTCCTAAGTCTAGCAACTGGACTTGGTGTTGCTATCCCCCTAGTCACCGCCCTTGGTGCAGCGTGGATGAGGACCAATGAGGAGGGTAAGAAAGGGAAGGAGAAACTTTCTGATTATGAAGAGGCCCTAAAGGGCCTTATTGAAACTGCCAAGAAAGCTAAGCAAGAGGCCCTTGGGTTAGACTTAAATATTAGTGAACAATCTCTTGTAACAGCAGAATATCAACGTCAGCAACTTATTCAAGAGAGACTTTCTATAGTTGAGCAAGAGAGGGCTTTGACTGGTAGGGATAGACTCCCACTGATTGAGCAAGAAAAAGAAATTACTAATAAAATTCTTGACCTAAACCAGAGGATTGTTGAGACTAAAGCTGCCTTACGGGCACAAGAAGAGTCCGAAGTAAGTGCAAAAGAAAGGCAATCCGAGTTAGAGAATCAGATCACCCTAGCAAAAATTTCTCGTGGTGAAAACTCTAAGTTTGTTCTCGCCTTAGAGCGTAAGCTGTATACTGAACAATTAGAGATTCTGCAAAAACAACTGGGTCTTAGTGATGATCTTGTCAGACGGAAACTTGATCTATATGACGCTGAAGTGAAGGTTAATGAAGAGGCAAGGGAACTAGAGCAAGCCCAAGAAAACTACAATAAAATGCTTGGTATTGCTGCTGGTCTGTGGGATTCCATCCTAGGTAAAATTCAATCATCTAAAAGTGCTACACAATATATCGCAAGCTGGCAGGTTGGTGGGTCAACCACAGGTGGTGGTGCGAGTTATTTAGGCTCTCAGTATGCTCTCTATGGTGCAGGTAGAGAGGGTGTTACAGGCATGCTACAACAGATTAACCCTGAGAGTGGTGGAACTGGTAACATCCTCACAACTATTGACCCAAATTTCTATAAACCTAAAGGTGGTGGCGGAGGGGGTAAAGGTCCTTCTGAAGACACTATTGAAAATCGTCTGCAGAAACTCTATGAATACTTAGGGCAGGTAGAGGAATACCAGATTGCTGCTGAGGAAATTGCCCATCAGAAGCGTGAGGATACACTAAAGGCTGCTCTTGATAAGAAGCTTATCACCCTTCAAGAATATAATGAGCTTGAGAAAGAGATTACTAAGCAGCATGAATCTGATATTTTAGCTATCCAAGAACAAAGACAAATGGTTCGTCTCTCTGAGGCCGCTGACTTCTTTGGTTCTCTTGCAAGTATTACTAGTTCTGGTGGTGGTAAAGTAGCTAAGGCTTATGCAACATTCTCTGCTATTGAGGCAACAGTTGATGCTTATGTGGCAGCTATTAAAGCTGCCCGTGAGGCAACAACCCCTTGGGGTAGGATTGCTGCGTATGCATCTGTTCTAGGCACTCTCCTTAAAGGTGTCTCTGCTATTAAAGCAGCAGGTGGTTCCTCGGGTGGTTCTTCTGCCTCTCGTGCTACTTCTACAGTGTCAGCTACAGAGTCCTCTCCATCACCACAAACAGTGTATCTAAGTGGCCTTGATCCTAACTCCCTCTACTCAGGGGAGCAACTACAGAACCTCTTTGATGCCTTCTACGACGAAAATGACAAGCGCGGTAAAGTGTTTGTTGTAGCAAGAACATAAGGAAATAATATGGCTGTTACCATTGTAAATACCCCGACCAATGATGATAGTCTTCCAACTATCTTGTATAAAAACCTAATGGCTACAGGAACAGTAAGTGCTTCCTCTTCGGACACAGACTATCCTGTAGCCAATATTTCTACTGAGGCTACCACAGAATATTGGAAACCTACAACAACACCATCTTGGGTTAAACTTAGCCTTTCCTCTACTACAGACGTAGATGCTGTTGCTATTGTAGGGCACACACTAGGAACTACAGAATCAACCCTCACCTTTCAGGGAAGTGATGATGATAGCACTTGGTTAGATATTGCTCAAGTATCCCCTACGGATGATAGCTGCATCCTCCTCTGCTTCTCTACCAAGTCTTACCAATACTATCGAGTTTACATCTCGGGGTCAACTACCTATCCAATTATTTCCACCATCTTTGTTGGTAAGAGATTTAGGTTTCCTGCTGGTGTAATGCCCCCTTATACCCCTGTGTGGGCTTGTCAGACGTATGAACTCCTTACTGCAACTACTGTAGGTGGTCAGTTTATTGGTAACAGAATCCTTGCTACAGGTGGTCAGACCTCAATCAACCTAGTGGCAGTAGAAACTGACTTTGCTCTAAATACTCTGGAAGATTTCAGGAAGCATTATAACGAAGGGAAAGCCTTTATCTGGGCTATGTCCCCAAGTGAATATGCCACAGATGTAGGTTATGTGTGGAGAACTGAGAAGAGCATTATGAACCCAACCTTCTCTGAAACTGGTAGTTGGATGAGTGTTGGTATGGAGGTTTACGTCTATGGCGACTAGAGAGCCAATTCAGATTGTAGAAATTGATATTGATTATTGCTCTTTAACTTACGCTACTGGTTCTTGTGCTGCTATTCTGGGAACCACTGGTGTAAGGAAATGCTTTAATACTTTTGCTACATGCCAAGACAAGACCAACTTCACCAAAGGAACAAAAACCTTACGTTTTGTGAAGAACCAGAGCAACCTACCAAAAGGTCTTATTGCCTACCCATGTCTTGATAGTGTATCAGCTTTCTCCTCTACAGTTAATATTGCAGGCAGCAATAGCAAGATGGCAGCCTTTGGCCGTAGGGCTTCCGTTACAGTAAGTTTTTATGACTTTCTAGACTCAGACATCTACCTAGACAAATACCAACAAGAACGTATTTCTGGTGCAGCCCAGTCATCTTCGGTAGGATATAACCCCAAGGATAAAGGAACCTTCTTTGGTCGTCTCCTTGCTAGATTTCCATACTATTCAGGAAGGGCTTTGCGGGTAATTGATGGCTGGCTTGATGGTGGTGTTCTCACTGTAGACCAAACCCGTCACTTCATTATTACAGACTTCTCAGGCCCAGATAGTAATGGGAAAGTATCTTTTGATGCTGCTGATGTTCTTACCCTAGCAGATGATGATAAGGCGGTAGTTCCTAAAGCCTCTCGTGGTAAAATCGACACAGACCTAACAGCCTTAGACAATAACCAAACCTTTAGTCTAACCCCAGATGGTATTGGTAGTGAGTATGCTGCTAGTGGCTATGCTACAATCGGCTCTGAACTGGTTAGCTACACCAGAGTAGATGATGTTATCACCCTAACTGGTAGGGGCTTAGAGGGCACCACAGCATCCACCCATGCTATTGGTGACTCCTTCCAAGAAGCTTACTACGTCAAGGATATGCGGGTTGATGACCTTATCTATGACCTGCTAACTACATACGCAAGTATTTCTACAGATTTCTGTCCATTAGTTAGTAAATGGGAACCTGAAATTACACGCTGGATGAGTAGTGTAAGGCTAGATACGGTTATTACTAAACCAACTGGTGTTAAGCAGCTAATTGGTGAGCTTGCTGATCTAGGTCTTTCTATCTGGTGGGATGAGGTTAGTCAAGAGATTGGTCTTATGGCCAATCACCCAGTTCAAGAAGTAGATATTACCAATATCACTGATAGGGATAACATCAAGAGTATTTCTCAAGAAGATAATAATGACGAGAGATACACACAGATTTGGTTCTACACTAAACAATCTAATCCAACTACAGACTACAAGACTGAAAGCAACTACGATCAAATCAACGTAATCATTGACACTGAAGCTGAAGGTGAAAATGCTTATGATGACCAAAAGATCAAGAAGGTCTATTGTAGGTGGCTGAATAAGGGTGCTGCCGCTGTGGTAAGGGTGCTTGCGCTACGCTTGCTTAAACGCTTCAACACTGCCCCAAAGACAATCATTGCTGCCCTAGATGTAAAAGATAGGGGATTGGGCCTAACAGATGTTGTTCGTATTTCGACATATTTGTTGCAGGATGATGTTGGCGAAAGCCTTCCTAGACTTACTCAGGTATATAAAATTGAGGAAACTAAGAAGGGTCACGAGTTAAAGGTGTATTTGCAGGACTACCAATATGAAGGTAGGTTTGGCTACATTATGCCAAATACCACAACAAGCACCTACGACACAGCAACAGATGTTGAAAAAGCCACAGGCATTTATCTGTCAGATGGTGATAATACTTTCTATGATGGGACTACACCATATGTGTTCATTTAAGGAACCCCACTTATGACTTCATATATTGAAATTACTGATGGTGAGACAGACCCCGGCGCACCCGCTACATCAGAACTAGCTAAGAAATGGCGAGACAACCCAATTGCTATGGCTGAGGGTGCTGTTGGAGCGCCACGGATTGAGTTCGCAGCGATGGCGCACGGTGGCGTGTTGGGCGCTGTTGGGACTTACGCGCTTCTTTCCAAGGACACGGGGGCGCAGAGCATCACGGCGGGAACAACTCACGCCGGGTCTTCGCTGCGGTATCGCGGCGTCAAGGTGGGGACCGCTGACGGCAACGCCGTGGCGACAACGATTGAGGGCGGAACGCCTTCCGGGACTTGGCGTGCAATGGGTGATGCACAGAACTCCTCATCCACGCAATTCGCCACAACTCTTTTTCTGAGGATCGCATGATGGAATTTCGCAATGCAGTGAAAACCGCAGATGGCCGTGTGGATTGCGAGATCAATCACCCTGTCTATGGCTGGATACCCTTCACCGCTGACCCAAACGACCCAGAATCGCTGGGGCGTGCTGTATTTGATGTGGCAAACCCGGTCGCGGACGAAGCAGTAGCTAATACCGCACAGGCTGAAACCCCAGTCCCACAATCCGTCAGCCGATTTCAGGCACTGGCGGCGTTGATGGATGCCGGGTTGCTGGCTGATGTAGACATGGCTCTGGCTGATGCTGGGCCGCTGGCGCAGTTGGCGTGGGCCGAGGCGTCTGAGTTTCGACGTAATTCCCCAATGATCCTCACAATGGCCAATGGACTCGGGTTGACTTACGACGACGTGGATGCCCTGTTCCGGGCGGCTGCACAAATTGAAGTTTGAAATGGGGGAGACTGAAAATGACTGACTACTCCGATAACCCAATTCGCTACGGTGTGGGGACGAAACATGCCAGAGATTGACCAACTCAGTGATCTTCTAGGTCTTTCCCCTGAGCAAATAGGTTCCTTGTTTACAGAGGCCATGACAAAATGAACCTTCTCAAGAGCATTTTCTCAGAACTTGGAACAAGCGACAACTACCACACCAATTGGTATGGCTATGCTACTAATCAACTAAGTCATACGCTTCTTGGTTTCATTACCTCTTGTGTTGTTTCCTACACTACCTTCCTTATTCTAGGGGAGTTCTGGGTTAAGGAATACATCTGGGGAACTGCTGCCATACTATACCTCTTTGTAGAACTCATACAACGACAGACAAGAAATATTTGGGATGCTGTTGAAGATTTTATCTTCTTCGCAGTCTATGGGGCTGGTGCAGGTTATCTTCTGTTCGATGAAGTAAGCCCCGGAAGTCCAGAAGTAAAAAGCAACATCCTCTACACCCTCAAGGTAGTTTCTATCATTGGTGGTCATTTATCTGTAGGCATTCTTATGAGGGCCTATTTTGCTGCCAAGGAGAAAGAAAATGCCTGAGAAAACTGTGATGGAAGTTGTTAATGATTATTGGGAAATTATTGGTATTTTCATCTCAGGTCTTGCAGCATGGTTCTCTTTGAGGAGCCAAAGTGATAAGAACAAGGAAGACATTGTGGAACTTAAGGGTAGGATTGGTAAACTTGAAGACAGACTAGACCACAAGCTAGATGACGTTCAAACCACCCTACGAGAAATCCTAATGCTTATTGGTGAGAAGAAATGAAGATTCACAACCTGGGTATTATCAAGAAAAGTGAGGGTCTTCGCCTAGAGGCATACCTGCCAACCCCTAATGATGTTCCTACTATTGGTTATGGTCACACCAAAGGTGTTAAGATGGGGCAGCATATTACAATCAATCAAGCTGAACAATTTCTTCTAGAGGATGTTGCTTGGGCTTCTGATGCTGTTAATCGTCTTGTGAAGGTGAAATTAACCCAGAATCAGTTTGATGCTTTAGTTTCCTTTGTGTTCAATGTTGGTGCTACCGCCTTTAGTAAATCAACCCTGTTAAGGCTCCTTAATGCAGGGGACTACAAAGGTGCTGCTGACCAGTTCCTTCGGTGGAACAAGCAGGCAGGGAAAGTCCTTAGAGGACTAGACACCCGTAGGAAAGAGGAGAGGGCTTTGTTCCTTTCGTGACATGAAAAAGAAAAGCTATAAGCGTGAACTAGCAATAACCCTTCTTATCTGGTTGGGTTATATTGTGGAGACTAAAAGTGCAGAAATCATCTCAATCCTCGTCTGGCCTGTCTTCACCTTTGCTGGTGCTGCTTTTGGCTTCCACTCTTATGCTACCCAGTTGCAGCAAGCTCAGTCCTCTGGACCTCCTCTCGGGGGGACCGAACGTAGCGGCGAATACACAAGTGGGGAAAGAGAACGTTCAGGCAGTGTCAAGCCAGACAACCCGGAGCGAGGCTAAGGCCGGAGACAATTCAACTATCAAGCAATCTACAGCACAGGTAGCTAGTGAGAAGGTTGACACTATCAACGTGCAACAAACTCCTGTGTGGATGATTGTTCTGCTAGTCCTTGGTTGGTTACTACCATCACCAAATGAGATAGGGCGTATTATCCGAAATTGGTTTACGAAAGCCCAGAAATAAATAAACCCGTGGAATCCTTGAGTGGACTCCACGGGTTTTTCTTTTATTATTTGTCTGATTTATGTTCTTTTAGGTTGTCAAGTTGAACTTGAATGATTTCCTTTAGGTCAGAGATAATTGCCTCACCGTCTTCTGTGGTGGCAGCATACTCGCCAGCTTCACTAGCAAGGATGAGATAAGCAGTTTCTTTAGATGGGACTAGCTGAAGGAAGAAGAGAACAATAAGTGGATAAGTGATTAGAGGAAGCAACTTCTTCCAACCACCACTAAAAAATACCTTTGCTTCCTCTTCATCCTCATACCCAAAGTGTGGTGGGGTGTGACGAACAGCACAGACAAATAAATAACATACACCGACGAGGATTGATACTACGCACAAGAAAGTAAAGAAAGATGCTGCGCTGTAGATAACATCTACAAGGTATAGAGTCCAAGAAAGAGTATTCATTATTCAACACCTGAAAGAATCAGAATGAAGGTTAGTAGAATCGTAAAGACAACCAATCCGGTCAGCATTATACAGGTTTTCCCCATTCAATACATTTAAACTCGGCTGTGTGTTTCTCAATAAGCCCTTGGGCTATACGAGCTTTGTTAACTGCCACAAGGGCCTCACCTGCCGCAACACATTGCTCTTGTTCTTTGAAGGTGCTTTGGTTAGTGGCTGACATACATTGTCCGTTGTCAAAGCACAGAAGAAATACTAGCGTAATCATTTCTTTTCTCTCTCAAGTTGTTCAATAAGAAGTTCTGCATAATGGATTACCTTCCGCAAGTCCTCAACACCACCCTTCTGCTTATACCGACAGGTGTATTTGATAATAGACCCCTCACAGAACCCAAGCCCATTAGCTAGGATAAACTCTACTGGTTGGATTGGTAGGTCTTTGTAGTGGGAACCACCAACCTGCACATCTAGAGCCGACTTAGGCGCAGTGGAATAACATTTAGGTTCAGTATCTTTCCAATCAGCTACAATGCCCATCTGGGAAGTTTCTTCCTCAAGAATGTTCCATGCATCTCTGATTGGATCACCTTTGTTTGCTACCAACTCAATTTCGTCTTCACTTAGGGGGACAGTCCAATCATCATCTTCAATATATACAGAGTATTGGTATCCTTTGTCTGGGGAAATACCATCAATAACCCCATGCTTGCCAATGTAATCGGGACTAAGGCCAGATCCATTGTCCAAGATAACCACGCGATCACCAACGTTAAAAATAGAGTAAGTCAAAGTAATTTTTCCTCATAAAGGGCCTCAACCCATTGCTTACATACATCACTGCGCACAATGTCATCAAGGGTGAACTCAACGATTGTAGCGTCGATGTGATACTTCTTACACAAGTGAATCAGCTTTGTCAAGCCTGAAGTTTCTTTCAAGTCACTCTGGCGAGTATCCCCGTTAAGGACTAGGGTGCAGTCCTCCCCAATGCGCGTTACAAGCATGATTGCTTGTTCAACAGTGAGGTTCTGGGCCTCGTCCACAAGGGCTATTGCGTTATTATAGGAGGCCCCCCGCATATATTCTAGTGGTGCGTAGAGGATATTACCTGCCTTAAGGTTTACTTCAACATCGTTAGCCCCCATGACACCCTTCATAGCCTCTAGAATAGGCCCAAGCCAAGGTTCAAACTTCTCCTCTAGGGTTCCGGACAAGGCCCCAAGTGATTTACCTACAGATACCGCAGGTCTGGTGATGATAACCTTGTCAATCTCTTTCAGCAAGAGTTTATTTGCAGCAATGGTTGCAGGAATGTAGCTCTTGCCAGACCCACTAGGGCCTAGACCAATAATCTGCCCACCAGCCTCAATAGCATCAATGTATAGTTTTTGGTTTTCTGTGAGGGGAACCAGAGGTTTTACCCTCTGGCCCTTATCTGTTGCGGAGTTCTTATAGGCTGTGTTTCTACGGGATTGTTTTACCAACCTTAGTTTTCCTTTTCTTTAAGCCAGTTAACTAACTCTTGATACCCGCCAATATACTCGTCATCATACCAAATCTGAGGAACAGTTGTTAGCTGAGCTAGCCTAAACAAATTCCAGATGAGTTTGTTTTCGTAAATATTTACCAGACTAAAGTCTTCATCTGTCTCAGCTTCGATAAGGTCAATTGCCTTGTCACACCAAGGGCATTCGGGTCTATGAACGATGTAGAACATACTCTTATAGATTCCCTATATTAAATAGAATCACAAGTTCTAAGGCCAGTATTAACGTCAATATAGCAGGCCCCACCTTCAACCACAGTCTCGTCTGACTTATGGTCTTCCTCAATAACATCTTCCACAGCGGAGGCGTTTAGAATACCAAACCGCTTTCCTGAGGCTCGGAATGTCGTGCAGCCTTTAGCGCCGCCATCATAAGCAAGCATATAAACATTCTTAAAGTCATTCCAAGAGACGTTATCGCCTACGTTACAAGTCTTAGAGCAAGCACTGTCAACCCACTCTTGTGCCGCAGTGAGCATACCCACATGCTCTTCTACAGACACTTGATCCGCCGTCTTACATTCAATACCCCATTCGCGGTAAGCATAATCTTGCACTACCTCAATACGAGGGCCATCTGGTGTTTGAATGGTTCGGCTATACTCAAGAGAGAATACAGGCTCAAGACCAGATGATACATTATTTGCGGTTAGGCTAATAGTCCCTGTAGGAGCAATACTTGTTAGGTGAGAGTTACGGATACCATGCTGCTCAATAAGAGAGACTACATCAGTGTCAAGTTTCTTAATAAACTTGCCAGACAGATACTTATCTTTCTCGAAGAGTGGGAAAGCCCCTTTTTCCTTAGCCAGTAGTGCGGAAGCCTTATACACATTGTTGGTAATGAACCTTAGAATATCTCTTGTCCACTTTTGAGCATCTTCACTACCATATTCAATACCAAGGGCACCAAGAGCATTCCCAAGACCGGTGATACCTAATCCCATACGCCGCTTACTCTTGGCTTCATCCTCTTGTTGTGGCAGAGGGTAGACCGTTTCATCAATCACATTATCCATAGCGCGGACGATATATGGAAGGTCATCCTCTAGTAGGTCATATTCAAATACTGCACTTCCGTCATGGAAGAAATAGATATATTTAGTTAGGTTGACAGAACCCAGAAGACAGGCACCATATGGGGGTAGGGGCTGTTCACCACAAGGGTTAGTAGCACTAATATCCTCAATATACCATAGGTTGTTCATCTGGTTAACCCGGTCAATGAAGATGACACCCGGTTCTGCCCAATCCCATGCAGCACGTAGAATAGAATCCCAAAGAGAACGTGCCCGAACTGTGTCATAGACGCGCCCATCAAACACTAGGTCAAAATCTTTATCCTCTTTGACAGCTTGCATGAAAGCATCTGTAGCAAGGACAGAAATGTTGAATTGTGTTAGATTATCTGAGTTTGTCTTGGCATTGACAAATTCCATAATGTCGGGGTGGTCAACACGAAGACAACCCATCTGAGCACCACGGCGATGACCTGCACTAGCGATAGTCTTGCACAAAGCATCCATAATCCCCATAAAGGACACTGGACCGGATGCCTGAGAGCCCAAGGACTTGATGCGGGAACCCTTAGGGCGAATCCCAGAGAAATCATACCCAACACCGCCCCCAAGTTGCATAGTCTTGGCTGCCTCTTTAGCTACGTCCATAATGCCCATCAGTGAGTCTGGGACTTTCTGCATAACAAAGCAATTGAATGCTGTTACACGGCGGTAAGAACCAGAGGCGGATTGCACACGACCACCTGCGAGAAACCGTTGTTCTTTAATAATTTCGTAAAATTTATCATAATGTTCTTGGTCATCAGTTAGTGCGCCAGCTACACGACCACATTTCTGGGTATATGACTCCCCGACTTCACGATATTTTTGTTCATCAGCCCAAACTGCGATTGGGATTTGTGGTCCAACTTTATGGTCTTTCAATTGTTTCCTCCTTATACTCATCTTGCATATCAGACTTAAGCCACCCCATTGCCATCTTAATGTGTTGGAGAACACCTTTGTTGTTAGTCAACAGGGAAGCTAGGTAGAGGTGGTCGTAGGCTTTCTTTAGGTCATCTTGTTTAATCATCACACCAGATCAACTTTTTGGCGATCAAGACTTTCTCTTTCTACAAAAATCGCCTTGTGTGTTTTTGAGCAATCTGGGCACAATACAATCATGCTTACTACACCACAATCTTCATCATATTCTGAGCTATCAAACTGTGCAGTATATCTACAGTCTGTAATGTTAGAATCATAGAATGCTTTATTTCCACACCTATCACATAAGTAGTAATCACACATAGCCATTAAACCAAATCACCCAAATTAACTTTCGGGTAGTCTGGGTTGCGGATGATCTTACCGTCTTCACGACGCTTAATGGTTCCTTCAGGTTGGTAGCACCGCCCAAGATTATTTTGATGCACACGACGAAGAGCTTCCATCAAGTCCCACCCACGAGCATTAGCATAACCGAAGATAACGTAAGCAAGGTCAGAAAGTTCCTTTAGCTCATCTTCTGGTGAATACTTCTTAGAGTAGTGTTTAGAAACTTCGGAACTCTGTAGTTCCTCTTCAAAAGACCACTCCTCATATTCCTCATCAATAAGGGTAGAATAGAGCATTGGGTCAGGCTCTTGCTTAGTCAGGTGAGAGTATTCCTTCACCATATCCATTGGTGTCATGTCGTGTTGCCGTTCCTTTTCCCATTCAGGGTCATAGTAGCCAAAGGCTTCAAGATCAAATTTACTTAGCATCTTCTTCCTCCATTTCCATACCTTCTACTTGACTTAGGACAATGTGTTTAATGATAGGTTCCTTTCCAAGATGTAGGGTATATTCTACCTCTTTAATGAAGAAAGGGTAACCCATTAAATCTACCAAAGTGTGTTCCTCTAGAATTGGATAACCAGACATTTATATTCCTTTAAATATTTGTGAATTCTTTGTGGTATTTCTTGGCTGCTGTATCATACGCAATCTTTGCATCATTAAAATTACTGAAGTATCCAAGAAAGATAGACTTCCCACCTGACATTATCCTTGCCCTATAGCAATCAGTCTTCTTATAGTAACCAACACCTTTTGTATCAGGATCAAATCTGTTCATACAGTTTTGTGATCTTGTCGTGCACCTTAGATTAGAGAATCTGTTGTCTAACTTATCACCGTTAATGTGGTCAATATCATTCGGTGGCCAGTATCCATTATATAGAAACCAAGCAAGCCTGTGTGCTGCCACCTTCTTCCCGACAATATGAACCCTAAGGTAGCCAGATTTTTCTAAACTGCCAGCTTCATAAAGTGCAGTTTTCCTGTAGTTAGTTTTGAGCCAATATATCTTACCTGAGTCTGGGTCGTATCTTAAAGATTCCCTTATCTTAGCTTCATCTCCCTTTGAAAATTGTTGCCTCAACATGTTCTCCTACAAAACAGTACCAACAAAAATTATCAACCCCTCTTGTGTAATAACTTTTAGCAGGTTTATCTTTTACCGCATCCCAATAACCTGAAAAATAGTCCACACCAATCTTAGGATCACTCCTAGTAATGTTCTTCTTAGCCCAATCTGGTGTAAAGCCCCACTTTATCTCCTTATCCTCAACAAGCAGGTTTGTAAAGAAATAAAGCCTACCTACACTAATCACTTCCTTACATTGTCTCATGTATTTCCCGAAGGACACATTGTGCATATAGTCGGCAGGTAGGAGAAGCCACACAGGCTTTCCTAGTGTTAGCCAGTGGTCTAATAGAGGATCAAGAACCTTACGGGTGAAAGGGGGATTCTGAATGAGGCAGTCTACATCTTCTAGGTCTTCTTTAGTTACTTGTAAGGCGTCCACAACAAGGGAACTACCAACAGTTTCCCTAATGTCGCTTCTCCATTTACATGTAGCTACGTCCATAAGACGGTCTTCTAAGTCTCCATTCCCGTAGCAAGTATCTGCGTAGGATTTACCCCTGATTAGATCAACAAAAGTATATGGAATAGCATTGGGGTCAATAGTCCTATAAAAATCTCTGTCTGCTTTTACAAAGCTTGATCTTTTACCCACTAACGAATCCTCAAATCTTCTATGTTAACCGGAGTATACCTAGTTTGCTCAACACAAACACACCTGTAAGGCCCAAACGGGCTCTTGTTTTGGTGAATATGTCCATGAACATTTAGGAGGTCTTTCCTCTGCCCAGTCAAAGCTGATTGGTGCTGTGGTGTGTGGGTAAGAATAAGCCCAAACTCCTTGAAGACCCTCCACATCATTACCTTCTGGAAGAACCCACCGGAAGACAGGAACTTAATATCATCATGGTTTCCTACCACAAGTCTTTTTGATCCATTAAGTCTTGGCCATAATTTCTTAAAATCATCTTTTGAACCAAAGAATACGTCTCCTAAGTGATACACTTTATCGCCGGGCTTAACTACCCGGTTCCAGTTTTCAATCATCACCTCGTTCATGTGATTTACATCCCTGAATTCACGAATACGGTTACCCTTATCATCCTTAAAGTTAAGTATGTTTTGATGATTAAAGTGTGTATCGGATATAATCCAGATATTACCCATTAGACACTCCTCAATACATTCTGACCAAAGTCCTTCTCAGCCCTCTTAGCCTTACTCCAAGAGAAGCATTCCTGACACTGAAAGCGTTGGTAGGCAAGCCCTGTCTTGGTGATATACGTCCCTCGCTTCTGAATGTGCTCAGAGCCACAGGAAGGACATTGACAGACCTCCTCTCCTTCCATACGCCCTACGTTGGGGTGGTTGCTAATCCAAGGTAGCATACAAAGATAAAGGTCACGAAGGGTGATGATGTCACCAATGTTGTAACGCTTATTAACCTCCCAAGCCTTCGGATTTCCTGCCATAACCTCCTTCCATAAAGAGAAACCTACAAACTCGCTGTGGTCATCTTTCTGTGTTACACCAAGCATCTTACAGAGGGCAGCGAGAGAGTTGCTTGTCAATTTGAACTTCTTACGGGCAATCTTACACGTGTCTACTGTGTGGAATGGTGAGGGTGGTTTATAGCCATGAACAAAGGCCCTACCAAGAATGAAGGGAATGTCATGCCCATCACCAAAATGTGCTACAACAACATCTGCTTCGTCAAGAAGCTTTAGCAGTGAGTGGACAAGACCAGAGTCATTGTTGTTTCGGTTTTCTTCGTAGAACACCTCATCAGGGTTATCAAGCCAGAAAGCAGCATAAGAGAGGATTTGAGGCTCTTCAATAAGCTGCTTGTGTGGGATGATTGGCTTAATCAGGTTGTAACTGTAAACAATAGCGGGGCTATTTTCAATGTCTAAAAGCAATACTTTAGCTTTACTCAAAACTTAGGTTTCCTCTTCCGTGATTTACATGATACCCAAGGTCTAATTCTACTTGTTTTCTTGCATAACAGGCATCCTTAAGAGTTTCAAAATATCCAATATGAACAGACTTACTATTAACCCCTATTGTAGCTCTCCATAGTTTGCGTTTCTTACAGAAACACACACCAATAAATCCTGACTTATTTCGAGTTGATCGGGAGAGGTTTCTATTATTTTCAGTTAGGCCAGCACACCTAAGATTTTCAATTCTGTTGTCTGATCTGTTGCCATTGATGTGGTCAATATCATCTGATGGTTCCTCCCCGTGGATAAATAACCAAACAAGTCTGTGCAGCCTGTAGGGCTTATTGTTTAACATCGTGACAACGTAACCAGAATTTTTTGATTTGCAGCCAACAATATCGCCACGTTTAACCCTGTTTGATGTTGGTTTTAACCAAACGAAATTTCCAGCATCCCTAATGTATACAATTTCGGGAAATTTTTCATTAGTTACAATATTATCTATCACAGATTTCCCTTAAAATCTTTCAGCCTAACTGGATCAACACTCTTCTCGAAATGCTCTTGCAGGGAGTAAGCATGATCGAATGTTGTATACATACTACTCTGGGTGAGAGAACCGTCTACAAGAAGTCTAACCTCAATCAACACCGTTTTATCATCCCAAATGACGTATTCAGGAATATCTTCTTCGGGAATGTCCTTCACATGAATTGGGCCACTAATAACATCTGTCACCCAAATATCTGGTTGATTTTCTATTTCCTCCTCATAAGCAAAGAAGAAAAGGTTTCCTGACATATTTAGTAGCCACTCACTTAGTTTTAGTAGGAAGGACGCTGTATAAAATTTTAGAAGCTCTTTCACTTTACCTCCAAGACTTTTACATCAGCAGCCTTCGCTTGCCTAATCATATCTGCTGTCCCTCTACCACCGGGGAATGCTACTACTAGGTCTGGTTTACCCTCATCAAGCATTTGTTTGTTTCGGATACTTCCAGCGGCCTTGCCGTATCTCTTCCAATCAGCAGGAAACTCCTTGTGCTTAATGTAAGAGCAATCACCGTATTCGTCTAAAGCAAACACTTTGGTTAGTAAGTCTGCACCGGGAGCACCCCCTTGAATAAGAGTGATTTCAGTATCTTCATCATCTAACCAAATGTCATTAAGTAAGTCTTCTAGGAAGATTTTCAAGGAACTGTATTTATAATAGTCTCTTCCACCACAGACAAGAATTGTTGTTTTCTTCACGAATCGTTCTCCTCATCAGAGAGCCAACCAATGTCTACCCCATGAGCCAACCCCATAGTATACACTTGATCCATCACCTGCATAATGGTTGCCCACACACGACTACTGATTTTCCCCGGAAGTGTATCAATCTCCTCTGGTGTATATGGGGCTACAATGTGTGCAGGGTGTAAAATGTCTACGTCTAACCAGTCTGTCTCAAGGGTCATTTCTTCCTACGTTCATTTGCTATTTGCCTCTCCTCTTGGCTCTTAATATCGTGGCAGGTTTTGCAGATTAACCATAAGTTATCTTCTTCACAGAATAGGTTCTCAACAAAGGAGTCCCAAGTAGTAAACCCTGTCTTGGGGTCCACGCAGGGCTTCTTATGATCCACAAAGATATTATGCTTTCCCTTTAGCGTAGGAGGAACAATTTCCCCACAAGAAGCACATTTGTATTGCCCCCTACCCACCCTAGCGTCTTTCTTCACCTTCTGGTTAGGCCCCCATTTACGAGAACCTGCCCTTAAGAGGCTTTTGACAAAGGAAGTGAATCTAGCTTCTGTCCATTTACCATTATTACGGGTCTTAGTTGGTTTCATGCGGGAGGTTTCCATAATTGCCCCTTATACCTTTGCAACCAAGCCATACGGGCGTTAATCAGCAGATATTCCTCAGTTAGTGAATGCTTCAGGTAGGCTTCCTTTACGGCTTCATACATTTCCTCTTCTGTGGTCTTTCCTTTTAGGATGTCCGCTGCTTTAGCAGGTCCAACACGAGGAATACCAAAGAAGTTATCTGTCCTATCCCCCATCAACACTTGCATGTAGAAGAACTTGATGGCTTCCTCTTCTGTCTGATAATGCCACATGTCCTTGACGAAGTTGTAGAGCCAAGCATTAACTGTCTTGAAGTCTTTATCTAAGCTGACAATCACTGTTTCTTCGGGAAGACCTAAGAAGGCTGTTTCTATAGCAATTAGATCATCTGCCTCACAACCCTCTGAAACAACTGCCCCATAGTTCTCTACAAGCCATTCCCGAGCATACTCAATGTGCTTAGGTTTCTCTTGTTCTTTCCTTTGCATCTTGTAGCTATCAAACAGCTTGTGTCTGAAGTTTCCTTGCCCAGTAAGGAACACCTTAAATTGTCCTTCTGTAGGGAAGACTACAGTATTGTCTAGGATTGAAACAAGGAGACGTTCAAGAACTTCCCCACATTCCTCCTCTGGCTTCTCTTGTGTGGCGAAGGCTGCTCGATAGCACAAAATATCACCATCAACCAATACGAGAGAGATTGCTTTAGGTTTGTTACTCAATTTTATTACCTGATACAACACTAAGACTTAAGCAAATCACTTGCGCACCTTCAATTTCTGTTCTACTTCGGAAACTACAGATTCAAGATTAATGATATCAAAAAATACAGTCTCTCGAAAATGATCTTCTACAAGATCATACACTAGATTCCGAATATCATCGGGTGACATATCATCCTCAAACTCAGACATGTCGATCTTAAGTGTTTTCTTAGTAGGCCCCCAAGAATCAATTTTCCACTCACAAACAACAGTCATTTGTCTTCTCCTAGCAATGTTGGTAGCGTAGGCTTTCTATTGTTAATCACAATTATCTCCCCAAAGAGCCTCATTAACACGTTTAGCAAAGTCTTCACCAAGAAGGTCTTCTAGGTCAATCTGAGCATCAATTTCCTCAAGAAGCTCCCACAGGATTTGTTCTTGAGTCTTATCTTCTTCGGTCATTCGGAACCTCTGACTGGCGGTAATCCATGAACCTCATCACCCTCAACCCAAAGTCGATACAGCATCGCAATGAGTTGCTTCATTTCACCCCGGACTTCCTCAAAGGACTCCCTTCCTTCTGCGCAATGAATAGCTGCCTTAACAACTTCACCAGATTCTTCAGCCACCTTAGAAATTACATAGTTCGGCTGAGGAAACTTGAGCATTGCTTTTTGGGCCTCTTCAACAGCAAGACCAACCAAATTTAGGAAGCCTTCATCAGTGCTAATAAAATTCATTTGTTTTCTCCAAGAAGAGTAGGTAGTGCTGGAATTATCTCTTTACGAATAGCACGAGCAAGCATGACGTGTTCACGCTGGGAATGACCCTCATCATCACGAATGTCTAGATAGTGTAACCAAGAGCGGATAGTGCCATTAATGTAGAGAGTGGACATTGTGAGTCCTTCTGGGAGGAAAACACGAGCACATTCTTTAGCTGCACCACCATCAAGCCACTGATTGTAGACTTTTCTACTTAGTTCTGAAAGCCAATCACACTGATCCTTGAAATTTGATTTGGTTGTTTCATCAAAACTATCAACACTATTCTGACGATTCTTGGTGTCCTGCATACGAATGTCACGAGTGCAGAAGGTCATATCAGATGAATAACGTTGACTTAACTCTTGAAAACTGAAACTACGGTGGCGCAGTAGTTGGCGCGAAATGTCGCGGGGGGCTTGCACTTCCACAACAGCATTAGCCATTTCAAATACAGACCAATGTTTGTTCTTCATGCAATATTTAAGCAGCCATTCGTGGTCTTTCCCCCGTTCTTCCTCTTTACGTTCAGAAGAGACACGAGCACAATAGGCCATAAGTTCTTCTGGTGAAGCAGCAGGAACACCAATGACAGGTTGTGTTAGTGCAATTAGTTTAGCTTTTACTGGATAGTTCGTCATAGAAACTCTTTTTTTTCTCAGAATGTGTTAGATATTTGTCAAGCAGAATGCCAGTAGCCATAATCACCCGCCCATACTTAGTAATGTCATCTTGGTGGTGTCAACCTTCTTCTTAGAGTCTTCCTTGATAAGCTGAATAATGGTATCCTGGTAGTATTTTAACTCTACGATAAAGATTTTACTGGTGATTTCACAGTGAGTTTCTACATTAAGTATGTTTTTCTCTCAGTTAATCTCTAAGATAGATAATTTTTCTGCTTCGTTTAGGAATTGTTTTACTAGCTTAATAGCATTAAGAAGCTCTTCTACCTGAGTTGAATCATCAAGCATAACCCGAGGCTTAATATAACCACCAACAAAAAGATCGTAGTAAGGATCATCTGTTGAGATGTTAATACCAGTCTTAAACTTAAAATACATGGCGGCCTTTTCCTTGTTACAGATTGGTGGAATAGTGATGACCATTTTCAAAGGCTACAGTGAGTTGCTTTACAGGCATCCCAGTAATTACTTCAAGAACCCTTGTTAGAAACCACATCTGATCGTAAATATCTCCGTCCTCTACTAGTCGAGAGACACGGGTGATTTCTTCCCGTGCCCCTTCTTCACCAGCAAAGGACTCCTCAAAAGTCCATTTAGGCATATTTTATCAGTTTCCTTTTAGCTTATACTTCTTTGTAATACTGTCTTCATACATAGGATTAGAAATCCACTCTGGATAGTGATAAGCAGATGGGTAACTGGATGCCAATGTATAGACATAAGTGTAACCATTTTCTGTAGATTCGGCTCTAACACTAACAATATAGTGTGTCATAACAACTTTATGATTAACACCCTCAAAATTTACTGTTGCGTCCTTCTCAAAGGCTGTCCCAAGCATATATTTTGGTTGCTTGATTATTTGCATGTTTACTTACCCGTAATGATAGAATAGATTACATAAATCAGAATAATAAATAGGGCAAGTGTTAGTCCGCCGTAGAACGGGAGTAGAACAAGCCACCAAGACAGTTAATATACCCTGTAAGTTTAAGCCCAACAAAAAGAATGCCAAGAAACCCAATAATAGGAAAAGAAATTGTTGTGTTTTTATCAGCCATAGGCATCCCCAATCAGAAAGCAACGTCATCGGTGTTGTTACGGACATATTCAACAAGGTTATCTACTCGAATAGCCTCAAGAGTCACCTTACTGTCATTCCACACAGACACCTTTACAGCAATGTCACTACCATTGCCAATGTCCCCATGTTCTTCTCGGTTCCAAGGGAAGGTAGCACCACCTTCGATACCTACTACAGAGGGAGGACCACGGAAGACACCAGTTTCACCAGTGTTCTTGTCTACAAACTTTGGGTTAAACACTTCCCGACGAGTGCGGTAGATGAGGATGTCTTCACCAGTTTCCTTGTCAGTAAATTCCTTGAAGAGTTGACCTGCCATCCCTTTACCGGGAATACCGTCTGCAATCATCTTCTTCTTAGTCTCTTTGTCAATCTCTACGTCTAGGGTGTAGTAGCCTTTGACAGCTTCAAATTTAGCCTTCTGATCCCCTTCTGGTAGGTTATTTCCAAGGTCTTGCTGCCCCTCAAACACTTTAGCGTAGCGGGCTTTACCTTTGAAGGTAACATAAGTAGTCTTTGCCATGTTATTCTGTTTCCTCTTCATTTAGCTTAGCTACAAATTTCTCAGCAATCTTTCGTTGCTCTGAGATAATCCCAATTAGACTGTAGAACTCCCAACCAAGTATTTCTGCTGAAGCAACTGCTGCACCAAGCAAATCCACTACAACTTGTGACTCATTCTCTTCGTCTTGGAAGTGTGCTATAATATCAGCAATGGCGTCACGCCGCCAAAGTTTAACACTCAATGTTTCATACATATTATTCTGTTTCTCTTTAGCTAATTAAAACGTAATGGTGATGGAGTCACCTTTGTAGAACTTTTTGGTTGCATCTTCAAGCAGGTTTTCCCACATACCATCACCGGGTAGATAAAAGGGTTTACACTGATCATATGACTCGTCGCTTGGGAATCCAATAGTTCCACCATCATCAGTCTTTACATAAAAGTGTGTCGCAGAAATAATGGCTACCACTTCACGGTTTTCTTTTTCAGTCTTGTAATCAAACTTCATTGTTTACCTCATATTCTGTAATTAGGTATGGAACAAATGTGGCGTCCCAACCATTGATTAAATTAATCCCGGCGTCTGATAGGCCCAACTGTCGAAAGGCTTTATCATAAGCGTAGAAAATTTCTTCGTATTCCTCTGGAATGTCATACACCCCATCAACAGCTTCGACAAGCATTTGCTATCTCCCTTGACTCCTTTAAGCCTTACACTAATAAATATGGGAATTTTCCCACGTTTCATTCCATTGCTTGTAGCAAATACCTGATGTGTTGCAGAAATGATTCACCTGCGTTAGTGAACAGCAGCGTAGTTCTCCCCGAATTTTACCTCTACGGAAATGTCCACATTGAGTCCAAGCGCCCTGTTAACTTCCTGCATGGATTCCTTCAAGTCTTGCTCAACACGGTCTTTGTCACAATCTTTAGGAACCTGCAACAGAACTTCATCGTGATAGTTTGCAGACAATTTATACCCCTTCTTGCGCAGCATAAGAACCCAATAGTTGAAGCAGTAATCCCCCGTAGATTGGTTGCAGGTAGACCACCTGTCTTTATCGTAACGGAGTTGGTGGTAAAAACCTGAAAGTGGGTTCTTAAGCCACATGCTACCATCTTTTAGAGTCTTCACGTATTGGTTCCCCGCAACTTTCTTGACAGACCAATTTACCTTCCAATAGGCTTCTAGGAGGGCTTTAGCTTCCTTCTCAGGGATTTGCAACTCTCTGGCTAATTTAGCTGCACCAACGCCATAGACTGCTGAATATGAAACGGTCTTCGCCTTTTGTCGAACTTCTGTAAGATGGTGGAACAACTCCTCCTGTTTTTCTATGGGGAGGGCTTTTATATCATCCAATGTCCTCATTTATCTTTGGCCTTAAACCATTTGAAAAACTCATATTCATCTTCTGTCATTTTACCTGCTTCAATAGCAATTTGGCAGTGCGGATCATATCCGGGGGTATTCATACCCTCTACAAACCCACTATCAAGCTCATAGATCAGGTGACGTTTGGTCATGTCCTCTAGGGAGCTTACATCAGAACCACAGAAGACCATTCCATCTTGGGGGACGATACAACCTCTGATCTCCTCTCCCCAAGGGACGCTAGAAATTGCCTTTGGCAGGTTAACAATAGGAACCCTATGTTTTAAACGAAGGGTATTGGTAAGTCCACCAGCGGATGCCACAACATTACCATCTTCATCGGAGTGTTCAAGGAAAGACTTAAAAATAGCCATCCTGTGTTTAGCTACAGCAAGCCCCTCAAGTGCAGATAACTCAGGGGCTTTCTTAACAAGCTTGACTACACTGTCAGTAAGTTCCCCTTTACGCGGGTCATTCTGTCCGTAGTAGTATAGTTGAGGAATCTTCTTTTCTTCCCCAGTTTCCTTATCACGAACAAACTTAAATGTGCATGGTTGCCACCCAAGACCAAATAACCAATCTTTTAATTGGATGTTCGAGTTAGGATTCCCATCTTCATAGCCTACAACCTCACCAACTGGCCCTACAGACCCTTCAGGAAGCCCTAGACGTGACAGGGTGGAGAACCACTTAGCCCCATGACTAGAGAGGCTACCATCTTTCTTATAGCACACCTTAGGCTTGTTGTAATAAGCCATCTGTGGAACCTTTGGCATTGCCTGCCTAAGCTCTTCTCGTTTAGTTTCTACAATTAGGGATAGTTCGTCATAGTGCTTCTTGGCTTTCTCTCGGTCAATCTTTAGTGGATTAGCTTCTTGTTCTTGTAGGCACGACATCTTGAAAGAAAGATAACGAATGAAACGTAAGATTTCATTACTTAAAGTTTGTTCTTGCATATTCTCCATGTAGTATCCTCGCTGCACAATCATATGCTTTAGCCGCTGCTATTTCGTCAACATACATTCCAAGATATAATTTCTTGCCATCAAGACCGTTTATAGAAACTCTCCATTTAGAGTCCCTCTTAAACCAACAGATACCTTTGTAATGTGAGCTTGTTTTTCTTGGTTTTCTGTTCCATGTATTTTGCTTATGTGTAACTTCCCTTAGATTAGAGATTCTATTATCTAGTCTATCCCCATTAATATGGTCAATCTGTCCAGTATGCCAACGCCCATTCTTAATTGCAAAAGCTACTGCATGAGCTTTAATATGAATACCACCAACAGAACCTTTATAATAACCGTCTCCACTATATGTTTTAAAGCATTCCCGACCCTTAACAGCGCCCCCACGTAAATTCTTCTTCCAATAAAACTTACCAGTGTTTGGATCGTAGTCTACAACAGATTTAACATAATCTATATCGGGTTTATCTGCCATAGATTTCCCCCAATCGTTCTTTCTGCTTTTCCCAAAGCAACCAGTTAATCTTCACGTCCCGAAGAACCCGCTCACGCATAAGCTCTACGTTACCTTCAGCCCATTCCTCTTTATTCACCTTCACTTTAGGAAAACCAAAAGAAACACCCCAACTCTCTAGACCATGCTCATTACGTTCAGGAAACAAATACCAAGACAATGCCAAAGAGTCAACGAATTTGCTGTAAGGTAGGTTTAGACCAAGAATGCGCTCGAAGACAACTTTATCATGGCGAATATTATTGTGGCACACAAACAAAGTGTCTTCTTGCGTAAGAACCTTTCGCATCTCATCATAGTCTGTGGTGAACCCGTAGTTCTCCCCGTCTTCTGTCCAACCAAGGTTCCACAACTTTGTGCAGGAATAGGCTAGATTGTCACTTTCGGAGTCCAACACTAGGAATTTCATTTTAATTTCCCTTCCAAATATCCTTAATGTATTGGTATAAATCTTTTACTGAATGGTAAAAACCTTCAAGACCAAGCATAAGTGCAAGCACGATAATTAGTGGTGTTGCAAGAATAACCCTAACCTTTTGAGGGATATACTTACGGAACATCTTCCAATACTTACCATTGTAATTCACCGCAATCAATCCTCTTCATCAATTAATCCACAAACTCAGCAGTTGCCTCGGTATTACGGGAATCCTCATACCCTTGCCAATAAGCGTTCTTCCACACAAACTGTGCAAATTCTTTTAACTTATACTCTGCAAGGTTATTTTCCCAATCTTCTAGGAAGTCAAAGGCGTCAAACTTACCTTTAATGTTATTCTCGTAGAAACTATCAAAGTTATTCATCATCAATTTCCTCTACAACCATAAGCCAGGCAACGATGCCATCAAAAGTCTTGTCTCTCCACCTTAGGCTCCTTCGGACCTTGTTTCTCACTCAAGATAGTTGTCTCTGCATCATAAGTCAAGGCCCCCGCTGCGCCAGTAGAACCAAAGGGGCGGTTCTTCGTAATCGTAAGATATGCTGTGTTACGCTCTTCCATATCCTCAGCAAAACGGTCACGCTCAAGCTCAATCAGGACAATTGCCTCTTCTTCGATACTCTTGGCATATTTTGTATGTCCTTCCTCATTAACGTGACTGATCGCAATAATACCAACATTCTTACGCTTAGCTAGTTCAGTAAGTTTAACGCCAAGAGATGTTAGGTTTGATGTAGCTGCATCTGTTCCTGATAGATAAGCAAGTCGTTGAAGGTGGTCAATCCAAATGTAATCTGCACCATATACTGCAATAGCATGGTTACACTGACGAAGTGTATCTTCAATAGGGTCTTGCGGGTTAATGTCGAAAGACACAAACCTTTCTTCACCAATAACCTCTTTTAGAGCTTCCTTCACTTCCTCTTCAGAAACACCATTCCACTCAGCATCCTCCTTGGTCATTACGTTCTTCCCAAGTTGGTAGGAAGCCATAGCCCTTCCTGTAATACTCTTTACCTCTTCCATCATAAGGCAAGCTACAGTGAGGTTTTCCTTGGTTACAATGTGGTGTTGCAGGCAGCGTAGCAATGAACTTTTACCACTTCCCGGTGGGGCCTTAATTACCGTGATACCACCTTTCACAAGCCCACGACCAACCTTGTTGAAGTCTGCGAATGGTGTTGGAACATACTCATAAGGGTCTTCTTCCTCAAGAGCAGTCATCCAGTCATCCACAGAAGCGGTGAAGCCAGCGGGTGAATACTTCTTAGCCTTCCACCAAGCACTCTTGTATGCTGCACCATCACCAGCTTGCAGGAAATCATTGGCGTCCTTATGCTGCCCATGATCCATGACATAGATTTTACCGGGGAATAGATCAAACATAGTCTCAAGGACTTTTTGACCCGGTTCATCTTTATCTGCACTAACTACAATCTTCTCAAATGAGTCTAGATAGGTTTTGCATTTCTCCCACAGTTTACCAGAAGGGTTTGCCCCCGGAAGGCCAACAACAGGATTTAGGTAGCTACTCTTTAGCATCTGATGTGCAGACATTGCGTCACAGTTCCCTGACACTGATACTGATCCGTTTTGCCGGACAAGAATCATACCAGAAGGCACTTGGACACACATCACACGACCATTAAACGGGACTTTTTTGTAACCCTTCTGTGTTGATGAAGAAGTCTTACTAAAGAGGATAGAAACCTTAAGCCACTCACCATATTGATTACTGCGATTCATAATTGTTGAGACATAGCCACACGAATGAGCTAGTGCCTGAACAACGTCCGCATTATGCTTTCTATTTGTTGAGAACTCTGCTTGATTTCGCCCCTTTACATAGTTGCCATCCCAGAAGATAATCTCGTCAAGAATTTCTTTCTTATGCTGTGACCACACCATAGACCAAGGAAGGTCTTTTTTGGCAAAGTCAAGGTTATGCCCACGGTGGATAAACACAGATGTATAACCATTCTTAACCTTATTAGCAGAGAATCTTACGCCATAATTGGAAAGAAGTTGTTTTACACGGTCAATTTTACGTTGTTTCTTGAAAGCACCATAAATGTCACCACTCTTCCTAAATGTAAAATCTGCGGATAGCATAACCCACAGTTGTAGTTGTTCAATAGTATACCCACACCAACCTTGAAGATCAGCAACACGTGGGATGCTGAAGAAAGAATTGACCTCAGCTTTGAACTTCTTTAGACCCTCTTTTGGGTGATTTCTTACTAGGTTGTGTTCTGGTGTAGTCAGCGAGTAGTAAGAACCAGACTTATACTCGACAAGATCGCCAGAGAATTGCTTATCAATAATAGCATCTGGAACAACCCAACTCCCTGTCCCATCACTATTGACTTGCATCACACGATCTTCTGCGTAAAGTTGGTTAAACTGCTTCCAACCATTCGGTGTTAGGATTTCTGCCGTTTCTGGAAAACACTCCCCCTCTGTGATAGTTAGAACCTTAGCACAACCAGCAGGGAACAAGTTCATCCCAAACAGTTCATCTCCCTTAAAGCCATTCCCCGAGTAGAAAGCCTTGTGGGCAGTGTTGCGAGTCTTAGTCCCTCCTGATGGATAGACATACCGTTGCTCATCACCATACTGGTAGACACCAAAGAACTCTAGTGTCTCCTTGGTAATCCCCCTCATAGGGACAATATGCCCTTCCTTCGTAGAGCCACTTTCTAGCGTCATACAGGTGTCCTCTTCATCTTCTGCTACCAACCCACCATCATATACTAGGAAGGGCTTCTGTGCCTTGCTGTGGCGTCCCCAGAGGCGTCCTTTGTCGTCTTCCCATGTGGAGAGGCCACAAGATTTGCATTCCCCAACTCTTTTTACAGTATTAAAGTAGTAAGAATCACTACCGCGAGTAGAACTGTTGTGTGCTGGGCATTGACCTTTATGTTCAGTCATTATAAGTAATCTCTTTGTGGGTAAACCCGTATTTGGAAAGTGTGGAGCTAATTCGCTCACTTACAACACCCGGAGGGGATTCGCAATACCAATCCAGATAACAACCTTCACCACGAAGGCCAGCAATAAATCTGCCAGCCGACCTGAAAGTGAACTCAAAGATACCAATAGCAGGCTTACCATCCGCATCAAACCAATCGGTATTTGTGAGTGCTGACCAAAGTTCCTTACAGAAATACCTGTCTGTCTTAATTAAGTCTAGAAACTCAATCTTAATAGCATCTTTAAAATAAATTTCACTCATTTACCGTGCCATACTTTCGGATTAGATTGTCAATATATCCAAGTTTCTTCTTATAGTAAGGCTCAAAGAACCCATAAACTTTGCATCGAACACCCTCTGGTTGACCAACCCAACACTCGTCATTCCAAGTGTTATAAAGCTCACAGAAATCCTGCACAACTTCCTCACGAGTGACAAGATCACCTGACACTACAGCATTAAGAATAGTGGCAATACAATGGTCAATATAGTCCACTGTCTCTGATTCCTCATATACTGACATATCACTACCAACCCAAGGGTCATCTTCTGGTGTTACTTTCTTGATGTATTCTGCAGCTTCTTCTAGTGTAATTTCACTCATTCTTCCTCGCTCAGATCAACAGCTTCAATGAAAGCTCTAGGGAAAATCTCATTCACCCATTCATTGTAAGTATCCATTAGTTCTTTAGCTACAGCACCACTCTCTGCAACACCATTATGGTAAAGAACAGTCTCGAACATTTCTTCTAGTGTTTTATCCCTCATTTAATCTCTCCGTGGTATTCATCATCATGACAACTAACAAAAGGTTGCTCACCATCAACAAGCACTTCTACACCAATCTTCTTTAGTGCCATGAATAGAAGGTCTGTATCGCTGTAGCTAGTCCCATTATAGCAGTGTGCATAAGGTTCACGCTCTAAAATGAGAGCACCATCAATGAACACCTGCCCACCTTCAGAATAGGAAGTGCCACAAGTCTCACACTCATGCGTGTCGTAGCAAGTCTTAATCTCGACCTTTTTCACTTCTTCTTTCCTTTAGCCCAAGGTTTCCTGAATTTATCTCTCTTACATAAAGAGTAGTATCTATTTTCTTCCAATCTGCTACCAAGTCTCATATGCTTCTTGAAACTGTAAAGTCTTGTTTGACCTGCAAACCAGAACAAATAGTCATTATAAGCATTTCTAAGTTTCATTCCTGCCACCTATATATCTTAAGAAGGTATATCTCCATGAGAACCTAATAAGATACTAATGACTACATTCTAATGTTATACTCATTAGTTACTCTTAAGTAATATTATACATACTAGTATATTAAATCTCTTAAGAATGTTTCTTAAGGAGGATTCTTAAGAGGGTTACATAAGTATACTATGGGAGGATTTCGGATTCTTATTCCACACCACATGCAGAAAGTTGCTAAGTGTTGCAGGTATGATACAGGAATCTGCTATAGGGGTAGTATGATACCTATTCTCCCCGTTGCTTGAGTTCATCAATGAGGGCTTCAGCGTAGTCACAAGCAGCCATAGCTGCAAACTTAGTTGCAGGATAACCAGCATCTCGTGCTGCCTTAGTCACAAGGGCCATGTTCTCTGGGGAAGATATTAGAACAGCCATGAAACGTGCTGCATATTCAGATTTGTTGTCCATACTAGAAGTGATCCTGTTGAATTAGTCTTGCCCCTCTAGTGGAACACGAGTGTTCCAAGATACAATAGTATTATACATAGACACCAGTTCAGCATCTGTGTTATCCGCCCAGTGTAGGTATTCACCACGGGTTGATGCACTACAGTTTTGACAGGACACTTGCCCATACCGCTCGTGGTCATCCTCTCGGCATACCGTAGCTGTTGCTTTACTGCTGCAGAAAGGGCAAGGCTTTAGGTAGTCACCGAAGTCAGTCACTTTAGTCTCTCCCACTTTGTGTAGCAGGTGTGGATGAGCGGAGGCATGACACGCACTTTCAATAGTTATGGAGGCCACTATCGCCCCATTTATCATCATCAGTTTCCCCAAGGTCATCCATGATCGCATCATGTTCATCCAACTGGTCCCAGAATTCTTGGTCCTTGCGGGCGCGCTCGTATCTATTGAAGTCTCGCCACACGGCACGGGTTTCCTTTGATGCAGGCAACCTTCCCTGATGCTTCGCTTTACATGACTTCGAGCAAAACTTGCCCCACCCACGCTTTACATCTGCGGTTCTGGCTTGGAACTCCTTGTGGCATTTTTTGTTTGCGCAAATTACTGTGGTCATACTTGCCATAAATTTCCTCCAATCGTGTATAGGCATGTTATAAAGTCTTTTAGGTCTTCGCTATAGTTAGTCATCAGAAGTGTTCCTCATGCTTGTTCCACCAGTCAAAAGATTCCTTACAATGCTGCTTACCGAAGATAACTACCCAAAATGACCAGAACAAGGACTTCCCTTGCAGTCTGTAGGCCCTTGAGCAGAGAGATTCATGTAGGTCATTCTTGTAGAGAATCTTGTGTATCATTGATAATATACGCCATGTTTCACTCATCTAGTCACCAACAGAAATGTTACGATATTGCCAATGTTGTGGCCTGATGGTATATAGTTTATCCTTCACCTCAAGTAATTTCCTATCCGGTGATTTAGTAAGTTCTTTAAATAGAAATGTATGGTAGTAAGCCCCAACATACTCATGTAGACCACAAGATGGGCATAGGCGTTCATAACCATATTCGTCATTACAGTAGATAACACTGTGGTTACAAGCAGCGATTCTTGCCAGTTTTGTCTCCTCTAGTTCTACCTCAAGAAGGTCAATTTTGGTTTGAATTTCTGTTAGCTTGTCTGTAAAAGATAGACTCATGTGAAGAAAACCACCCAAAAGTAGATAACCCCAAACAAAGAGGCCAACAAAACAGTTGATCCTTTGGTATTAATCCCCCCCTTAACCTCTACACCTACAACAAGCATAAGGGTAAGAACGATGTGACAGAAAATTCCGATAGTGATTACAATAGGTGTCATTATTTATTTCCAAATGCTTTATTGTGAGAACCCATAAGTTTTTCATAAATAAAGTTCTCAACAGCCTCACGAAGACGCTTGCGTGTTTTCACCTTTGGCAAGCCACTACCACCACCATACAGAGAGCCATATGCGTAAGGCCAGTTCTCAATCCACACTTCAACATCACCAATCTTGCAGGTAAAATAACCAACTGACGTAACACCTACAGTGTCAAGTAGATGGTTTAGGTGTTTGTCCCACACATCACTAGTTTTAGTGTTCTGAGTCCAATAAATAGGAAGAAGTCTGTAGAAGTCCACTGTTAGTTTCCTTTTTATTCCTAGGAGGCTTTCATGCTTTCTCAAGGTAATCTATAATGTCTTGCTTGTTGTGTGTTTCAATCACTGTAGTATATACCTTACGAACCCTAAACATTCCGTAATCAAAATTACCTTTAATACCCCAACTGGTATACTTAATTTTACCAGACTTAAGCCATTCAGCAGTTAGCGTCTTAGCCTCTTCATCTGAATAAACCTCGATACTTTCTTTCGTCCCATCCCAATATCCCATACCACCACCATCACACCAACCCGTTTCTACGTAGATATGTTCTTCCATAAGTTTCATTTTCATTTAATCACCCAACCTTCTGTTTCACAATAATAGATAGTCTCTTTCAAGGAGAACTCACTAATAGCCCTTGCACAACCAATACAGGGGCAGCTATTCCCATAAGAACCATCCTTCTTCACCCTTACTACATAAAGAGAACTACGAGAAAGCTCCTTTAGTGTAAGCACCTTCAGAGCACTCTTGATAGCATCCGTTTCAGCATGAAGAAAGATGGCTTCTGGGTTCTTACTAAATCTAGCAGCAAAAGGGGAAGACTTATAGGAGTTGACACCAGTGGCTACAAGGTTTCCCTTGTGAATAACCCCTGCTGCCAACTTCCATTTCCCTCTAGTCCCTTCGTTGTTCTCTGCCAGTCTAGCAAGATACTTTATAATGGTTTGATTGATATTCACAGCACAAATGAGATGGTATCACCTTTGTAGAACACTTCGTCTGCGTATGGTAGGTTTTCTTCGAAGACTGCGAGACCATCATACATGACAACCCCGCCGCCACAAGAGTAGTTTGCAAAAGTGTTGTCCTCAACTTTGATGTAAGTGTGGCCCTGCGTCTTGAAAGCTACCACTTCCCGCTCAGGTTCCTTCGGAGTTTCTTCAGGTTTAACCCGATAGTATACATAAGAGCCCCAAGTAGGAACGCCGAGAGTGTCTAGCCAACCAAGACTCGGATCACCAGAGTATTCAATAGTCTTTACTTCGTGATGTGCAAGAAGGAGGGCACCTTTTTCTTCAGGAGACATTTCTCCCCACGTTTTGTAAGTCATTTGATCTTCCTCCACAAGCTCTAGTTCACTTTCGTAGTGTGAATATGCCCAGGTATTTTCATTGTTATCATCAATAACTACCCCGTAAAGGATTGGTTCAGGATAAAAAACCTCAGTGATTGTCCCTTCTTTACCACAAAAGGGGTAAGAGTTGTTTACAGAAACAACACGATCACCAACCTTAAATTTAGTCATTTTAATTTTCTCTTCAGCAGGTTCCACAAGACGATAGTCAGTTTCCTCATGATCCCACAAGAGAATATAGCCACCATCATTATGACAAGCCTTAGTCATTTCTTCATTGATGGTGTAAGCACGCTCTTGCCACTCTGGCTTGTCACCCCACTTATCTTTCTTCCACTTCCAGTTAATTTTATCACCGGGTTTGAAGGTAGTAATTATTTCGTCATCAACGTAGGGGTCCAACCAAGAAATCTCCGCTCCCAATGGGGTATCTTCATTAGACCAAAGAACTAGCGCCTCATTGTTATAAATCCCCGTAATCACACCAATACTTCCCTTACGGTGACTATACCCATGAAGGTTACCAACCACTTTATCACCAACTTTGAATTTACTCATATTAGTTTCCTTTTCATTAAGGTTTACCAAAGAGATTTCACTTGACCAACAAGAGTATGACCTCTTACAGTTATCCCATAGCACCCTACAAGAAACTTCATTAATTTCTTCTGTAATATTTCCAAGTTCTACTGGGCAACCTTTAAATTGTCCTTCCTCTTGTTCATACCCACTACTAATATTCTTTACCCGGTCCCCAACTTTAAACATCATCTTTTCCTTTCATATAAGAATCACAATCTTCAGAGAAGTCAGAAAAAGCAATAGGAGGTTCACCAGAGCAACCTTCCCACCAACGTTTAGCCCCTTCTCGTTGTTCCCCACCGAAATAGCGCCAGCATTCCTTGTTGATACAATTGCTATTGCAGAAGGTTCTATCTTTGTAGCAAATCATTTCTGTTCTCCCATTTGGCGAGGGCTTTCCGGGCAATTTGCTTGTCGAAAACGCATCATTGGCATTGTTGTGCTCCGAGGTTGACTGCGTCTACGCCAGTAATCCACGTCATGGTGCTATTGTGTGCTGGCCCAGCAAGATACCAGTCGGCCATGCGCTGCGGGTAGTAATTTGCGATGGCTTGCGACCACCATTCTACGGTGTAAGGCCCGCGGTGAATAGTCGGTGCGTGGAAGCCGAGTCTGGCTCCAGGATAGACGCAGCCGACCGCGAGAAGCATCGTGCAGGCGCTTGCGCACACACCTCTAATTTCGACACGCTCGCCTGTCAGGATCATGCGATTGATCTTGTTCCCGCGCACCCCGACATCTCCGCCAAGATCTATGTGGACGGTGTGAGATTGTGCGTAGGCGGAGATCGGCAGGATCGCGAGCGCAGCGGCGATGATGATGGATTTCATTCCGCGCATCGTTTCTGTGATAAACTGAGGTGTAGTTTTCTCAATCACCGCTATGCTAGTGTTGATCTTGTCAGTCATTTCTGTTCCCATTCATACAGAATACTTTTCATTTTACCAGTAGCTTTGGTTAGAAGTTTACTAGCCTTGCTTTGTGTGATTCCCAACACCTTCGCTACCTCCCCTACCTTATAGCCACCCTTTACAGTCATTGTCAAGAGGGTTGCTTCCTCGTAAGGGAATGTTTTCTCAATATAGGACCATAGTTGTTCATCCCCTGTAAGCCCCTCTGAGGGCCTTTCCTCTGCTAGGCCGTAGGGGTCCACCCACAAGCCCTCTTCGGCCTCTAGCCCCTCTTGTATGGCCTCCTGAAGGGCCTTCCTATTCTCTAGGGTTGGGGGAACCTGCACAAGCTTGTTACGGAAGTTAACCCATTCATACATGTGGCGTCTAGCCTTACCAAAAAGGGCCTCCTTGTTTGTTCCTTTCTTTAGTTCTTCTAGGAGGTAACAGAAGCATTCCTGTTGAATATCTTCATAGTCAGGATTCTTTCGGTATTTCTTGCTGATACCTTTTGCCAAGATTAATAGGTCTTTAGGCATAAGTGGTATTCCAATACACGTTCTCAAGAATTTCAATAGCCCGATTAATCATTTCTTTAGTAGGCTCTACCTCAAGCCAATCATCTACAATGTCGTCCCAATAGGTAAATTCCATGTCACAGAAGGTAGGTTGGGTGTCTTCTTGCATGTAATCAGGGAGGTCTGACCAATATTCATTATCAACGATTCCATGTTCTGCAAGCATAGCTACACAACCATAGTCTACACCATTGATGTTAAACTCAATATCATATTGATACATGTCTTTTTCCATTTTCATTTCTCCTTCTTCACAATGTAAAGCCCCATTCGTGCATAGCGTAGCACACTGTAACCTGCTGAACAAGCCCCAACTCCCTCATATTGTTGGTATTCCAAGAGGGCTTTTTCTGCTTGTTCCATGATATGTTCTTGACGCTCTTTTGGCAGTTTTGCTAAATATTCATTAATCGTTACCATAAGAATTCCCATCAGCTTTATTCAATTGTTGCACCAAGTAGTCTGCCACCTGCTTCTCTACCACCTGACACATGACTAGCTCTTGTCCATCTGGTGTTTTATATGAGACAAACCAATTCCCAAAGGCGTCTTGAAAAGAGCTATACATCTTAATTACCCCCAGTTCCGACTTACTTCACGAACTGTTTCAATCCCGTCATATTCATCAATTTCCCATTGAACATCATCAGGAATTTCCACAACCTTAATTTTTGCACAGCTTCCATTAGCTTTCTCACCAAGATTTTCTACTACTGCAATCCAGTCTGCATCAGCCCGATCATCTGGACGAGTATCAATAGTGTTTTCTTTATATAATTTATTCGATTTGCGACGGTCTTCAATACTAGCAGCATACCAAGCAGCACCGCGAAGATAACCGTCGCGCTTATCTTCTGGAATTGTCCAATATGTTTTCATAGTAAACTCATGGTTTTCTGGATAGATAGACAACCCCTTACGTTTAGCATAAGCATATACAGCTTCCTCTGAAATAGAGAAACCACCATAGCAAGTGTTAATCATCACCTTCATTGTTCTTCCTCACACAATAGAAATTACAGAATCAAGACGAAAAGCTTTCCAGTCTCCGGTGTTCACTTCCCTTACAGCACAAGCACTTTCCACTTTAGCCTGCCCTGCCACGGGAGGTTCCATCCACCCATGAAGAACACGTTCGGTTCCGTCTTTCTTGAGGAAGACAACAGTGAAGCTACGGTTGTAGCCAATGGTGTTTAGCTTCTTCTGCACTTCTTGTTTAGTTAGCATTTGTCATACCCCTCAATGAAGCAAGCAATATCTGTGGTGATTTCTGTCTTTTGGAATACTTCAACTGGGTAGTCATAAGATTTCTTCATAATTTGTTACCCATTCCATTCTGTATCAATGTTACCAAGTATGTCAATTACATCTTTCATTACAGTTTCAGGTCTAGTATCACCGTAACCACTTACGTATATCTGCAACACATCAGTAGCATCTGCAATTTTATTACAAATTTCTCCTAGGTGTTTTTCCAGTGCATCGTTGTTTTCTTTGTCGAACACATAGTCTTCCATGTCATATAGAATCTCTGCAATATCTGGAAACAAGTTACGCAAGGTGTCCCAATCATGTTTGGTGTAATTAGTGATGGGACCACTAAGTTTTACTGATTGTAGGTTCATTTTAGGTTTTCCTTTCAAAATGGTGGCTCTTCCCAACGATCTTTAGGGGTCCACGGGGTGTATTCACTGGTTCCCCTCAGTTCATCTTCTACAATGATTCGTTGCCGCTTGCAAGCGTTTTCTGGTAGGAAATCTCGGAGGAAGGTAGTTAAGTCATGATTCATCTCAACCCCACTTTCTCTTAATTTCCTGCTTAATCTGTGCAAGATGTTTCACATTAGTGTATGGATAGTAACAATGGTTCTTCACTTCTTCCTCATTAACCATAATCAATGTAGGACCAATGTAGCAATCCCGCCACAGCCTGTCCTGACAAGCCCAACCGTGTTCCATGTCTGCATGAGTGAGAGAAGCAGCACCAACAACCCCTTTCCTCACCCATAGGACAACCCAAGGACGACGCTTTCCACCAACTACAGTGTGCCAGAAAGTATCTCCTACACGAAGTTTTTCCACTCTAATCAAATCACGTTCCGGGTCAATAGTGCGCAACCAAGCAAGAACCTCTCGTTTAGCTACATTTGCGTCTTTCCAATCTTCCAGACGAGTAATGATGTCTGAAATCTTCATGGCGATTCCCCTTTCATATCAAGCAGTTATCTATGATTCCTATAAATAGGAAAAGGCCCACAGTTTCCCGCAGGGCCAATCCGAGAGACTGTCAAACAATCACACTATTAGAGATTGCAACAGCGCAGTATTTCACGACCACCCTGTCATAGTCATAGATTTCTCGCCCTTAGCAATCCTCGAAATATGTCTTGACAGTTTTAGGCTCTCGTTCAGTGGTAGTCACAATCACTTCTTGACCATCCGTGTAGTAAATCAGCATGTGTTTATCCTTCGTTGCTGTTCGTCTTATATAGTTGATTCGTCTTGTGGTGTCAACAGGAATTTTCAAGGCTCGTCAGGGAAGTTTAGGGTGGCGGAATCACCAAGCAAGTCCTTGGCTTTCTTGTCATAAGCCCTTGCCGCTTCCTCTGGTGTGTCATGGTAGCCAAGACAATAGGTGACACCATCAAGAGAGATTCTTGCCAAATATTTTCCAGCCATCTTTGAGGCACCACGGAAGCCTGTTGTGCTACACTTATAAGCACCTTTATTTGAGTTGTTTTCTTTTGTGTCACATCCCTTAAATTTTCAATCCTATGGTCTAGCGAGTTCTTATTAATGTGGTCAATTGTGTGTTTAGGCCAATCCCCATAGTAAAGAAACCAAGCAAGTCTACCACCCATGATTGATACAGGGCGACCAAACAGTGTTGGTTTAGTTACAGACATTTTGTAGCCATCCTTGCACACCCATGTTTGTAGGCAACTTTTACCTGCATAATTATCATCAAAGAAAATACTACCTCTTTGCTTCCAAATAAGTTCTCCTGTTACTGGGTTGTAAGAAATCCTTCTTTTGATTTCATTTTTAATTTCTTCCTGATCAAGAAAATCTTTAACTTTCATTTTATCCTCTGTAGTTTATGTTTTTACGAGCTATTTTTACGGTGGGTGAGCAATTTTCTCGGTGTATCTCCTTAATTTTACGAACAATTTCCACTGTAGGGGGTGCTCGTTATACTCGCTGTGGGTGCTCATTTCCCATTGTAGGGGGTATCTTATGCAAGACTAAGCCCGTCAAAAACATATTCCAATATCTGTGTATAAACATATATTGATATACAGATATTTAGATATTCCCATATATTGATATACAGATATCTTCCCCTTTGAATGTAAACCGAATCGTTCATTTTAAACCCAAGCGAAAAGAAGGCTTGACAGGATCAAACCTGTTTTGTGTGACCTTTATGTCACTGATTCTTATTTGTCCATGTTCGGTGTTTTTTGCGACAACAGGATGTTGCCCAGCCCGACGAATCGGGGAATGCTTCATAGATACGCGATTCGCTTGCTAGTGTCAACCTGTCTTTGGCAATCCGCAATCTGGCATTGCCGCGTAATGTCCTACACATTACACAAAGGAATCGTGGGCGCGCGATTAGCATAGGCACAAGGAAGTGTCAAGAGAAACAATTTTCGGATTCTATCCTCTTTTCTGTTTACACACCTGGATTCGATCTGCTATCTATTAGCCATGCCGCGACGGGATATATCCGAAGGGGAGTGGGGCTGGCGGCCCTGCCTAGGACCAAGACTCACTGAGAGTCACTAACAGGTCAGATATGCACCCTTTACCTTTACCGCTAGAAGCAAGGCCGCGCAGATTGCCCCGCATGCTAACACTAGCGAAAGGTTTTCTCGGAAAGCTTTAGCAAAGGCTTTCTCAGTAAACCTAACATAAGAAAGGGAAATAAAATGACTGACGAAATCACTTATAGTGCTGTTTTGCGGCGGATTGAATACAGCGCTAAAGAAATCATCGAGGAGCTTGCACCTTTTCCCAAGGAAAACACGGTTGAAGCTTGGGAGGCTTATCAAGAAGCTCTTGAATCTTTCTTTGATGATTCCCGTGATATGGCATGGGGGGAAGTCGGAAATTGGGATTGGATGATTTATACGTATCAAGGATTCCTTGTTTACGATTGCCTCCCTTCTGACCTGCAAACCCAATGCGAGGAGGAATATTGGGAATGTAACGGTGCTGTGAAAGGTGAAAGCCCCTATGAACTCGGCGCTTCAATGGCTTTTTTTGCTCTTGTGTCCTTGCTGGCTCAAGAGATTGAACGGCAATCTCAGAACCAAATGGAGAATCTTAGCTAATGTGGGTTGTCAAATTTAGCCCTATTTTCTCTTTTGGGGATAAAGACAGGCGAGAGTTTGAGACAGAAGAAAAAGCAAAGCAATGGGCGCAAATGTGCGGCTATAGCAAAACCTGCAAAATCGAGGAAAAGGAAAAGACAGAATGAAACTTGCTACCGACTCTAAATGCTACTCCCTCGCAAAAGAAGGACTCGTCTCCATGATCCCCTTTGGCCCGCTTATGTCTTTGCAAGAAGCCCAACAAATGCGGCAATTCTATGCGGAAATCGGCGAGGAATATTTCGTCGTGAATCTGCAAAGCTTGTGAAACAAGCGCCCCTCCACAGCCTGTAAGGAAACAAGATGAAAACATATCCCGAAGACAAGGCGGATTTTGTGATCGAAAACAAACCCACCATTACTTTCGTCAGGGCTAAATCACACAAAGCCAAAAAGGCAATGCCTATTTGGGCGCCAAGTTATGAAAGGGCTATTGCTGCACAAGACACACAAGCCTTAATCGCTTGGCTTTGTGAAAAAGGCTTTAAGCCTTGCATTAAACTTACCTGAATCAATCAAACATGAGAGGAAACTGATAAATGACGAATCTGGAAACAATCAAAAAGCAATTGGCTCAAGCTGAAAAGGCGAAGGCCGAAATGGAAAAGCTGACGCAAGAGGCTGACCAGAAGGTTATCCAAGCGCAAGAGGCTCTGGAACAAGCCAAGCAAGAACGCAGGGGGCTTTACGAAAGCCTTGGGCTTAGTGTCCATAAAGGCCGCCCCAAAGGTTCCAAGAACAAGCCGAAACAGGACGTTGAAACGCCCCCTAGCGAAGAGGCTTAATGTGTCTTTATTGGTTAGCCTTTAGGGGATTCCTTTAGGCTAACTAGACAAATGCACATACAAGAAAAGGGAAAGAAGATGAAACCGACTCCTAGCCTTTGTCAGCTTATCAAGCCTTGTGAATATGTATTTCAGCGTGGAATCAAGGCATATGAAAGGGCGGAAACTCTTATTGATGAATACATCAGCGAAAGCGAAATTAGCTTTTGTGAGAATCCTAGGGTGCAAGGATATGGAAAGGGCAAGGAACGGCGTTATGCAATTGTTCTAACAGATACCAACCTGATTCAATATCTGTGAAAGGAAAGACAGAATGAAATTAGCAGTTTGTGATAATGTGGAAAGCCTTGTTGAATACCTCACAAGGGAAGGTTGGTTTTTCGAGGGTTCCGACGATGCAGGGCAGTTCTGGAATCACCCTATTAGCGGGGCTGAAGTTGTCTTGGACTATGGCCCGGATGGTGAGGGACGGCTTAGGCTTGATGGGGTATCCCACTGTGAGGTTGCCCAGATGGGGGCGTATGTTGTGGGGTATGCCTAAGAGGGCCTGTGGTGGTTCTATAGCCCTCCCCATACACTCGGCTAGGATAATAGCCAAAGCATGACAATGCGATCTAGAACCCCTCCTATAGGCTCTGTGCTATATGTTACATTATAACACTAGATCAACATGTTAGGGTAGTATTTAAGGGAGCATATTTGACTCTTTGGTAAATGTTTTATCGTTTGGTAAAATACTGTGGTTGCTGCACCCTTCCCTCTCTATGTCAACAATTACTTTCACATCCTCTTGTAACTCATTGTCATTGTTACATTTATACAACACTCACCATTGCTTGCCCTATGTGTTACATTATAACATGACGTAACGTAAACTAGTATGTGCTACCTTCCCTGGTGCAGGTAGTTCAACCATTGAACCATCTATAAGATGCATTGTGCAGGAATGTTTAACCATTGAACTATTCTTTTGTTTCACCCATTGTAACAATTCGTGATGTCTCTTGTGTAACAATCTCTTGACGAATCATGTGAGGTATGCATGGGACCCTTGGAATTATTCCAAAGTGAAATGGGGGTGGGTGGTTTACCCTCCATAAGCCTAAAGAAAAATTTCAAAATGGCCTATTTACTTAGTAAATCCCCCGTAACTACAAAGAAAGATTTCAAAAGGGTCTTATCATTAGGTCTAACCAGACACAAATACAAAGAAAATTCCTAACCTGCTCCCATGGAAAATCATCTAACCAAAACCTGCCAAAATACAAAAAAGAAAATTTCTAAAGGGCTTTTGACCAGATTCTACCAGTTCAGACCAAAAAGACACAATTCAAAAGCTGTTTCTGAAAATATTCCACACAATCTGATCACTTTTTGTTACAATCTCTGTAACATTGTGATGTTTGTTGCAAACTTTCTTTCGTTCAGAATCAACCAGTTAGCAATTATCACGCTTTTGTGATGTAATTTCCTGCACCCAGATGGAATAAAAACCCCAAAATTTCCCATATATATTAGTAGGGGTAGGGGTTACTAAGGTATCCTACCAATGAAGGTGCTTAAGAGAGTATCTTAAGAAAGTAGTATATCTGTTAAGTAAATATTACATAAGGTTCTTAAGAAGTAACTAATGTGTAATCATTAGTATACACCTTATGAACTAGTTATTACTAACTAGTATATTATATATTAATAAGAATATAACTAATGTATAATCATTAGTATAGTCTTAAGAAGGTTTCCAATACGAACTACCTTCTATAGTTGCGGCAGGTTTAAGAGGCTACGCCTCCCTGCATTACGGACTACCATCCTTAAGATAGTGTCCATTAAAGAATAGCTCTCCTATTCACCATACACATCAAGACATGATGGACTTTAGGTAGAGCTTCCTATTTAGGCAGGTTGATATGAGAACTACAGACCCAACTCCATACAGCAAAGATATTGAGAACTTTGTTAAGAAGTATGCTCTGTCAAGAATATTACCAACATCTTTGAACTTGCTAAAGAGCAAGGCTTTCAGAATATGCCTTCCTCAAGAACTACCTTCTCTAAGCTTTACAAACATATTGTTGATAAGATTAAAGCTGACAAGATTGTGCAGGTAGCAGATAAAGTCTATGCTAACGCTGTTGGCAGGGATGAGAATGATCCGGGCTGCTTCAAGTCTCAAGAACTGATTCTAACAACCCAATCTGGGTGGGTGAAAACGAACGTCAATGTGGATGTTGTGGTTGATGAAGAAGATACATCAGCACGTATTGCTCTCCTAGAAGCCCTGGGAATTTCGCCTGACGACATTAGTAAAGAATCTGGACAGGAAGACTAAGGTTTATTATTGTTGTGGAAAAGAGTTTATTACAGTCACCGGACACTATTGCAGCCAACGATGCGTTAACCTAGCAACCAATGGCGGTAATGTAGTCACAAAGCACAGCAGACGTAAAAATGAACAATAAATCGGTCGCCGAATACTTAAAAGGACTACCCAAAGAAAAACTGATTGAAGCTGTAAAAAGTCTCTCTCCTACCCAAGCAGATGAAATCCTCCATGATTGGGATATTTGGGCTAGACCTAAGCAGCTTCCGCCAGAAGGAAAAGATTGGTTTATCTGGTGGGTTAACGCAGGTCGATTTTTTGGGAAAACCAGATGTGGTGCTGAGTGGGTTCGGTCAGAGGTAAAGAAGGGTGCTAAGGACATTGCTATCGTAGGACGGACTGCTGCTGAAACTGCTGACGTTTGTCTTTATGGTAGATCAGGGCTTCTTAATGTTTGTTGGGATAAAGACAAAGACAACAAAGGGAAGCACATGGGCCTCCCTGTATATAACAAGACCTCTAAGAAGCTCACTTGGGCTAATGGGGCTGTTGCTAAACTATTCTCATCAGAAGAACCAGAGGCCCCTCGTGGAAGTCAGTTTGAACTCCTTTGGGCAGACGAACTGGGTAGTTGGACCTATCAACAAGAGATGTGGGACCAACTTATGTTCTGTATGCGCCTTGGTAGACCTAGGGTGGCTATTACAACCACACCACAATCAACAGCCTTCCTACGCAAGCTTTCTAAACGTGAAGACGTTGTTGTAACAACAGGTTCCTCATATGAGAACACACAAGCTCCTGAGAAGTTCTTAAACGAACTTAAAGAACGCTATGAGGGAACGCGGCTTGGCAGACAAGAGATTTATGCTGAAATCCTAACAGAGAACGAGGGTGCTCTCTGGACAATGGATATGATTGACCAGTGTCAAATCGACCTTGATGAAGTTCCTGATCTAGTTCGCATTGTAGTTGCTGTAGACCCCGCCACTACGAACAACGTAGAAAGTGACTCTACTGGTATCATTGTTGCAGGTGTTGATATTAACGGGGTTGGTTATGTTCTTGGTGACTACACCATGAAAGACCTTCCTGAGAAATGGGCAACTAAAGCTGTAGACCTCTACCACGAATTTGAAGCCTCCCGTTTGGTCTATGAGAAGAACCAAGGGGGCGACATGATTCCCACCCTGTTTAGGCAGGTAGACGAGAATGTTCCGCTAAGGGGGGTTCATGCGTCTGTAGCCAAGATTGCTCGTGCTGAGCCTGTTTCGGCCCTCTATGAGCGTGGTAAAGTGAAGCATGTGCGTAACCCCAAGAATGGTGCCTCCCTCACTGAGCTAGAGACTCAGATGACCACATACGAGCCTATGGGGAAGCATAAATCTCCAGATAGATATGATGCTCTTGTGTGGGCTTTAACTGACTTGATGCTTAAAGGTCGTGCAAGACCTGAACTTTCTTTCTCTTATGCCTCTGCGGCAGAACTACAACGTAATTAGAGGTGAATCGGGGGATAAAATGGCTGCCGTAGGAACAATAAAACTTAAAATTACTTTAGAGGATCAGTGAAAGTGCCACAGATTTACCATAAGAGAGGGGACACACTCTCACTAACTTGCACTTGGGCAGATTCTACAGGCACCCCAATTGATATTACTAGTTACACTGTAGAGAGCAAAGTAAAGGCCACCAATTTCACTGATACACTTACCGTAACTAAGACGGACCCAACTAACGGTGAGTTTGTGTTGTCAGCTACAGCAACAGCTACAGAAAGTTGGCCTATATCAGAAGGTAAAGCATCTTACCTTTTCTGTGATGTTCAGTTTACCCTCTCTGGTGTAGTTACATCTACAGAGACCTTCCAGATTGTTGTGCTAGAGGATATTACCTAATGCCTATTACAGTGGTAAACAACAACTCTCTAGTTTCTACACTTCAGCAAACCAATCCGATCACCATCAATCTACCCTCTGCTGTAGATATGTCTTCCGTGGCTCTACAAGCAGTAGAGGCCGCAGAAGCCGCGCAGGCTGGTGCTGAGGCTGCTGTTGCGGAACTTCCTAGCGTGCCAAGCGTCACATCGCTAGGAGCGACTGATTCTGCTGACCCGTCTGGTCGGGAGGTCTACGCGGCGGCGCTGGTGACCTCCATGCAGTCGTATAAGCGCTATGGCGTCACCTTGAGAGCGCTTCTCGGCGGTCTTTATGACCCAGCAAATGATGCGGCTGCTACACTGAGTGGCTTTATCGCAGAGCTTGCGCCAGCAGGAATTACGATCACCGATCCTGACCGGCTGACTGTTCTGTGCGAAGAACCTGTCCGGCTTGTCGATGGCCTCAAGATGCATCTTGGCGGGACGTATTTCAGGAAGGGGTATTCCGCGACAAGTGCGGCTGGTGATGCCCTTTTCGGGCGCGCGACATGGGGCACCATGACTAACGATTTCGACCTGCGAGGGTTCTCCGTCGGCGCGGCATCCGCGACGCAGACTGGGAAACTGTTTGCGCTGCTGGGTGACCGATGGAACGTCTCTGACATCCACATTGACGGATATTGGGGCGGACAGGCGTTTGTCTTTGGCGGGAACGACTTCTCGATCCGCGATGTTTCCGGCGGCACGGAAAGCACAACGTTCGGGACTGGTTTCATGCGCTGCCTGGGTGGTAGCAACGGCCTGATCCAGAACGTCAAGGACGCAAAATCTGGAGATGACCTGTTCCAATTCGTTCCGATTGGCGCAGCCGCAGATCCATATTACGGGGCCGACATCGACAATATCTGGTATATCGGATGCACCGGCCAGTCGCACTCCGGGCGGGTCATGATCGCCGCACTGGAAAGCGACGAAGCCGGGGTAATCACCAGCAAGATTCGAAACAGCGGATGGATCGCATGCGGCGGGAAGAGTGGAAACCGTGCGCTGTGCATTCTGAATACGGATGGCAACCAAGGCGCGCGCCAGATCGACAATATTTCCGCAATTGGGTGTCGTGTGGATGGGTCGGAGGACGCTGGCGCCGCAACTTACCTGGCAGAGATTTCGACAAACGTATCTGGCGGTGTTGGTCGTGTGAATATTGACAAGTGTGTCATCGAGAAAAACCCGAAGGCCACAGGGTTCTATGTCGGATTCTCGGCGCACGAGGGCGGGATGCTGTCGCTGCGCGATAGCGTCGTTGAGGGAGAAGTTTCCGCGATCGCTACCGGAACGTCAGGATATGGCGAAATTGTCATCGACGGAGGGCGCCTTTCGGTTATCAACCAGGGCGGCGGTCATGGAGCGGGCATGGTTGTTGCCGACAACGGAGCTGCGCGTATCACGGCCAGAAATGTCGAGGCGACAGGGGTTGCCAGCACGAAATCTGCATTCCGCACCAATCATGCTGCGGCGCGACATGACCTGCGCGGCGTCACTGTGCGCAAAGCGGCTGGCGCGACAAGCACTCGCGTTTCGTCCAACATCGCTGGCGCGACGGTCTACATCGAAGACCCGCGAGGGGACTATGACGAGCTGGAAAACGGCGGATATGCGCGCCTGAATCCGATGCCTGGGAAAATCAGCTATAACGTCCTGCGCGCCGGAACTGCACAGACTCTCAGCGCGGCATACATCGGAAAGCTGAACAAATTGCAGTCGGCATCACCGATCACACTGACAATCCCTGCGAACGCAACAGATCCGATTCAGGCCGGGGTTTGGATTGATTTTGTTGTTCCTGGCGCCGGTGCAGTCACCATCAGCCCAGCGGGTGGCGTCACCATTCAGGGGGCAACGTCAATCGCATCTGGCGGTTGGTTTAGCATGATGAAACTCGGCGACGGCGGGGATGCGTGGACGGTGCGGTCGTGACCCACCTCTGGCCCATCTAACTGACGTGCTTCTCACCAGATATTCAAACAATAGACTAAAGGGTGTTCTTAATGAAAGAACTTCAAGACAGACTCTCACGAGTAGAGCTAGGGGTTTACGGTAAGAACACCCTTACTGGCAATATCCGTGCGGATGAATACCTACCAGATTTACGTGGTAGGAAGGCTGTTCAAAAGTATCGTGAAATGCGGGACGGAGATGCTACCATTGGTGCGGTTTGTTATGCAACTGAACAAATCCTTCGTGACGTTCCAATCAAAGTTGTTCCTTCTGATAAGGTAGATGAAGCAACAGCTAAAAAAGAAGCAGACTTCTTGCAAGAAGTGCTTGATGATATGGAGCACAGCCTAGATGACCACATTTCAGAGGCCCTAAGTTTCCTTCCTTATGGTTTCTCTGCTTTTGAGGTTGTCTATAAAGTAAGGTCAGGCCGTAAGAGCAAATATTCAGATGGTCAGGTTGGTGTAAAGAAACTAGCTTCCCGTGCTCAATGGACTATCAACAAGTTTGACGTAGACCAACAGACAGGTGCCATTCTAGGTTTCTGGCAAGACGGTGGCGGGGTTAAGTGGAATCCTTACATCCCGATTAATAAAGCCCTATTCTACCGGACTACCACCCTAAACAATGATCCGTCAGGTCGCTCTATTCTTCGTAATGCTTATAAAGCCTACACCTACCTAAATCGTTTGCAGGACTACGAGGCCATTGCTATTGAGCGTGAACTTCATGGTATTCCTGTAGGGCGTATGCCTGCTGATTGGCTTGCAGCAGATGCTTCTGATTCGCATAAATCTATGCGGGCAACATTTGAAAACGTCCTTCGTGATGTAAAATTCAATGAGCAAGGTTTCATCCTTCTACCTTCAGATGTTTATGAAGATAGTGATGGTAAACCAACAAATCTACGCCTAATGGATGTAGAACTAATGTCTTCTTCAGGGACACGTTCTATTGACATTAGTGCAGTAATTAACCGCTACCAACATGAGATTGCCCGCTCTGTTATGTCAGAGTTTATGATGTTGGGTAGTTCTTCATCAGGTAGCTATGCCCTCTCCAAGAGCAAGACAGACATTTTCCTTCGTAGTATGGAAAGTTATATCAACACTATCGTTGATTGCCTAAATCGTCAACTTGTAGAACCTCTCTGGAAACTAAACGGCAAGCCTTTTGAGACTATGCCTAAACTAGTTGCAGGAGATGTTGCCCCACATGATCTGCGCGAGATGGCTGCTTACCTACGTAACTTGAACGGTGCTTCCATTGACGTTGCAGATCAACCTGATCTTGTTGAAGCCCTCTTGAGAGATATTGCAGAACTTCCTTTCGATAAGGAAAAATATGCAAGTGATCTACAGGAAAAGAAAGTCCAAGAGGAACAAACTCGCCAAGCAGAGATAGTTGCTTCGCAACAAGCAGCACAACAACCAACAGAACAGCCTGTAGTTAAACCTGACGGAGGGGTTTAATGTCTACCAATGAGAGATACCTGGGCTCCCCTAGGATTACACAAGCAATCAGAGAAATTAAGTCAACCTATGGTGATGACGTAAGTGTTGCTGCAAAAGGGAAAAGTCTCCTTAAGTTTGGTAAATCTGCCTCCCTTGTAGCAGATACTAAAGAGACGGTTTGGACAGTTGGTGGGGATGAAACCTACCTTGATGATAACCTAATCACCCATGTAGTGTCTTCTAGTGTTTCTGACACACAAAGTGTTATTTTAGAGGGGCACACAGTATCAGGAACAGGGACTGACCAAAAGTTTACCTTCGTTGTTCAGGAGGTAACACTAAATGGGCAGACGCCAGTTGCTCTAGCTACACCACTAGCAAGAAACTCTAGGGCCTATAATCAAAGCTCAACAAACCTTCTTGGTAGGGTGTCTTTCTACGAGGGAACCTCTGCGGTATCTGGTGGTGTTCCTTCTAGCGCAGAGAAGATTCATTTAGACATTGTTGCAGGTGACCAAGGGACGCACAAGGCAGCTACAACCTTTAGTGACTCTGACTATGGTATACTATCTCTAGCTTTTGGTTCTCTTTCTAAGAAACAGATTACAACAGCGGACTTCTTCTTTGAGGTGAAAAGGCCGGGCGGTGTCTTTAGGGAATTGTATTCTGTTGGTTGTTCTAATGGCTTCTGGTCCACAGAGTTTGATCCATATGCCATTATACCCAGAAATTGTGATGTTAGAATTAGGGTTGAAGCCGCTGACACTGGCTCTGTAGTTTTTGCTAACATGGGGTTTTATCTAGCAAAGGTAGTTAGCACATAATGCTAACATTTGGGGTTGGCCTACATGAACAGGAGTTTAAGTAAGTGGCAGAAAATGACTTAGATTTAGCCCTTAGTGGCCTACTTTAGGAATTAAAATATGCCATATGCAACAAATGATTCTTTACCAAAGGCTGTAAGGGATAAACTTTCTGCACACCAACAAGATGTATTTCGTAATGTGTTCAACTCAATGATGAACCAAGACGGAATAGACGAGAGCAGGGCTTTTGCAGGGGCATGGGCACAAGCTAAGAAAGCCCCTAAAGTTAAGAAAAACCTTAGGGTAGATATTCTTAAGATCAATGAAGAACAAAGAATTATCTACGGATGGGCCTATGTTTGCACAGAAGATGGTGAAATTTCTTATGACCATTCTGGCGAGTGGATGAAACCACAGACATTAGAAAAAGCCCTTGCAGAATACATGAAGAAATACCGTGTAGGTAAGACAAATCACGCGGGCGATAAATCTGCTGAGACAGTGTTTGCTTTCCC